CAAACTCGCTGGACCGAACATGAACCCCGCAACACCTAGCGGAGTTTGTGACATGTGTCACAAACTCGCTGGACCGAACATGAACCCCGCAACACCTAGCGGAGTTTGTGACATGTGTCACAAACTAGAACCGCCAACATGTAAAATAGTGCTTGACATAGACCCGAACATGGGCTAGTTTATGTGTATGGTCGCGAATAACCGAGGCCAGCCGGGCAACCCGCCCAAATCACACATAGGAGTTACTGCTATGACCAAACCCAAGCCGACCCCGTTCAACCCGTCCGAGGCGGATCGCGGACTCTTCGATGCGGGCCACATGGCCAGCGCCAAGGATGCGGCGCTGCGCGCGGCCGTCGAAAAGGCGTTCCGCAACTCGGCCGGTGTCGCTGGCGTCGTGTCCACTCAGATGCGGCGTACGTTCGATGCGGGCTACATCGCCCACGCGTTGGGGATGCCCTGCAACGTCAAATCCATGGCCAAGGCGCTGGCGTGGTTCGATTTCGCCGACAAGGATCGACCGCAGGGCTGGAAAACCGCCTACGATGCCGCGCGGCAGGCCCGTTCGCGCCTGCTGGCCAAGCTGGATCTTCAGAGCGACGCGCCGCAGGGCGGCGCGCGGCCGTCGGCCGCGACCGACACCGAGTCGCCCACCCCGGCCGACACCGAGTCGCCCACCCCGGCCGACACCGAGTCGCCCACCCCGGCCGACACCACGGCGATCAATTCGGATGCGTTCTTCGTGCCGCTGGCCACGAACCCGCCTCCGGCCGACATGACCGCCGTCAAGATCAGCTCGCGCAAGCCGCGCATGACGCAGACCGAGTCGGAGCCCGAGGCGCCGGCCGAGGCGCCGGCCGAGGTGCCGGCCGAGGTGCCGGCCGCGCAGGGCCTCACCCTGCCGATCTTGGTGAGCAAGGCCGAATGGTACGCCCACGCGCAGAACGAAGCCGCGTTCATGGTCGCCAACATGAAGAAAAATCGCAAGAGCCTGCCCGGCCCGCTGCGCAGCGCCTATGAGGCCTTCATCGCGGCCGTCAAGGCGGAGACCTCGAAGTAACCGCCCCGGCCCGAACGGCCCCCAACCCCCCGGCGCAAGCCGGGGGGTTTTTTCATGCCTGCCGCCCAGCCCCCGGCCCCCAACCCCCCGGCGCAAGCCGGGGGGTTTTTTCATGCCTGCCGCACAGGGCCCGAGTTTGTGACACATGTCACAAACTTGCTGAGGACTCGCCCAGACCCTATTGCCCTATTCGCCACAACGGGCCTATTCGCCGCGACGATCCTATTCACCACGCAGGCGGCGCAGCCCGCCGCCCCCAACGCGGACTCCATTTCTCTATTCACCACGCAGGCTGCACCAGCAGCCGACCCCAATGCAGGCTGCGCCAGCAGCCGATACGGGACAGTAGTGGGACGGTAGTGCCGTCGCCAGGCAAGAATCTCCAACAAGTGACTCTAGTGCCGCGCACGAATAGGTGAAGTCTCCAACAAGTTTGTGACACATGTCACAAACTCGCGCACGAATAGGAAAAGTTTCCAACATGTAAACCTAGTGTAGTGAGCGAATAGAGAGAGTTTCCAACATGCAAACCTAGTGTAGTGCGTGAATAGGGAAAGTTTCCAACATGTGAACCTAGTGTAGTGCGTGAATAGGGGAAGTTTCCAACCGGTGAACCTAGTGTAGGCGCGAATAGAGAAAGTTTCCAACCGGTGAACCTAGTGTAGGTCCCCAATAGGGCAAGTCTCCAACAAGTTTGTGATAGATGTCACAAACTTGGGCCGATTCTGACCACCTCGGGGTAGGCGAATAGAGAAAACGCGACCTATTGGGGGGGTCCAATGCGTCCATTGGGGGGGTCCACTGAGTCTAGTGGTCGCCGGAGGCCTTCAGTCGGGCGATCTCCATGTTGTTGTTTTTGTTTGTTTATAAGTCAATAGATATATAAAATAGACTGGATAGACAGGTTTTTTTGCTGTAGTCACGGTACGGAATGCCATTTTTAGTTGCCAACATGTGGCGAACTCCCGAATCCCCCCGAATCCTATGCCAGACACACTTACTATCGCTCTAAAACCGTGTCTATTTTGACCAGTGGACTCACCTTCGTGCTGCATCAGCTACTTAACCGCCCCCTGACTGACTCACCTTGGTCGAAAACAACCCATTAGCCCGCCCAATGGGCAAAAGCCTCTATTAACCCCCTTGAAATGGGCAAAACCGTCTGCTACATGCCTTCCACCAGCCCCAACCCAGGAGAATCTCCGATGACGACCCCTCAAGAAGTGTGGAAACCGCTGCCGCCTGTCCGAGACACCGAGTTCCGTGGACTCGTGGAGATTTCCAATCTCGGCCGCGTTCGCACATGGGCAGGCACGCACAGCTTCGCCGGTCAGCGCATGGACCATCCCCGCCCGCTCAAGGCGTCCGTGCGGCCCAACGGCACCCTGTTCATCCAGCCGATCGGCTTCCACCGGGTTCACGGCCAGCGCAAGTATTGCGCGATCCAGCTGAAGCACGCCGTGGCCGCTGCCTTCGGACTCAAGCCCGACATCCCGGACATGGTGCTGGAGCACAAGAACGGCATTCTTGCCGACTGCGCGCTGGACAACCTTGTGTGGCTGCCGCCCCGCACCCCTTACAACGGCAAGGTCGATCCGTGGGGAGGCAGCCACGCTCGAAGCGCCGCGCGGGCGATGGTCGACACTCTGATGCGCGGCATCTGGGCCGAGCGTCCTGACCCCAGGGAGTGCGATCTGATCGTCGCTGTGATCAGGACCTGCCACGACAAGCTGAAGGCCCGGCGCAAGGCTCGGGCCGCCGCAGCCCGAGAGGCCGCGGAATGACAGGCGCCCCGCAGGCGGCGCCACAGTAGTCCCGCCCGACCCTGCCGTCCGACCCTGCCGCCCGACCCTGCCGCCCGACCCTGCCGCCCGACCCTGCCGCCCGACCCTGCCGCCCGACTCTGCCGCCCGATCCTGCCCGGAGTGCCCCGCATGGAGGCGCTCCGGGATATTTTATGCTTGACATAAGCCCCAATATGTGGTAGTCTTATACACATAATCGAAAAAGTGCCTGCCCGAAGTGACTGCCCGAAGTGCCTGCCCGGACTTTGTGACACATGTCACAAACTCCTCAACCTCACACACAAGGATACCTGCCATGATCATCTATGTCGCCGACCGCTCCGGTCGCTCCGCTCCGCCTCTGGCTGCTGGCGAGCGCGCCAGCCGCGATGCCGCCCATGCCGCCCACGCGCGGTTCCTGATGAGCCTCGGGCTGAACCCTGCCGCGCCGGCAAAGCCGCGCCGCCGCAAGAGCGCCCCCGTGGTCAGGCCGGCCGATCTGAGTCCCTGCGCCGTGTCGGTGGGCCGCGCGCCCGCCCTGCCCGAGTGCAGCGACGCGATCCCGGACCCGGCCAGCAAGCGCAAGCCGGCGGGCATCGTCGCCCGGCCGCGCGCCCACGTGGGGCAGACTCCCCAGTCCGTGCTGGATGCCTTCGACCGGGCCGTGGCCTCGGGCCGCTACCGCCCGGCCATGATCGAGGACGTGTACGGCCCCACGCGCACCGTCACCATCCGCGATCCGCGCACCGGCCAGCGGTGGGTGGCGCTGTGACCGACGCGCGGGACCGGGTGGCGGCGCTGGTGGCGCTGCTTGGCCTGCCGGACGACGAGCAGCCTGCGTCGTGGCGCGCGCTGGTCCACGCCGCGGACCGGCTGCCGCCCGACCTGCTGGACTGGTGCGCGCGAGAGCATCCGCCGCTGGCGCTGGTCCACGCCGCGCACCGGCTGCCGCCCGACCTGCTGGACCGGTGCGCGCGGAGCGACCCCGAGGGGGCGCTGGCCTGCGCCGCGAAACACCTGCCGCCCGCCCTGCTGGACTGGTGCCGCAAACAGACTTTGTGACACATGTCACAAACTTGACTCACACACAAGGAGACGACACATGGAAAAGATCGCTGACATCCGGGAGCCGGACTGGGCGCACATGCTCACCCCTGACCAGCAGCGCACCTTGCGCGAGGCGCGGGCCATCCTCGCCCGCATGATCGCCGGCCGGCCCGTCATCCAGTCGTGGGGCGCGCTGCTCGACTACCTCAAGGTCACGCTGGGGCCGCAGCGGGTGGAGTGCTTCCGCGTCCTCTACCTCGACAAGCGCAACGCCCTGATCGCCGACGAGGAGGTGGCGCGGGGCAGCGTGGACCACGTTCCCGTCTACCCCCGGCAGATCGTGGCGCGGGCGCTGGCGCTCGACGCCTCGGCCGTCATCATCACCCACAATCACCCCAGCGGGAGCGTGAGCCCCAGCGAGGCCGACATCCACATGACCCGCCGGATCGCCGACGCGCTCAAGACCATCGACGTGACCCTGCACGACCACGTCCTCGTGGCCGCCGACAAGACCACCAGCTTTCGTTCCATCGGAGTTTTCTGACATGACCACCCGTGACCGCGCCTGGCGCCGCGCTCAGCGCCAGAAGGCCATCGCCCGCGCTCTGCCCGTCGTGACCCGCCACCTCGGCTGGCGCGACATGACCAAGGTCCTGCGCTGGGCCGACAACCTGCGGAAATGCTCGTGCCCGATGTGCAACAGCGGCAACCCGCACGACAGCCGCCAGTTTCGCCGGGCCGACGCCGCCCTGCACGACCAGAGTTTGTGACATGTGTCACAAACTTCACCCTCAGCACATGGAGACCTGACATGGACACCTACATGATCATCCGCTTCTCGCGCAGCGGGCGCCGGCGCGTCATCCGGCGCGGCCTGACCCTGGCCGAGGCGCAGGCGTGGTGCAGCCGCCCCGACACCCGCGGGCCCGGCTGGTTCCACGGCTTCACGAAGGAGTAGGCCCGTGACCGACATCCCCGTCGCCAGCGGTGCCGACATGATGGCCGTGGTGCGCGATGCGCTCCACGGCGAGGATGTCTACCGCCTGAGCAAGCGCATCGGCGTGTCCACGTCGGCGATCTATGCCATCCGTCGGGGCAAGACGCGCTGGCCGCGCGACTACACCCTGTTCGCCATCAACCTCGACCTCGGCATCGAGATCTTCGCCCGGAGGAAGAAGCGATGAAGCACATTCCCCCCAACTGGGCTGCACAGATGACCCTGACCGAGATCGCGCGTGTCGAGGACTATTTGCGCCAGTCCGAGGCGCGCTCGCGCAAGAGCGAGTTGGAAACGGCGATGTGCCTCTGGGAAGCCTTCATCGACCCCGGCGAAAGCGCGGTGGCGCAGACCTACGCCGCTGTCCGGGTCAGGTACGGCTCGATCGGACTGCGCCACGCCGTGTCGCAGATAGTGCTGCCCTGCGACATCGGCTGGGCCGCGCTGAGCCCCGAGCACGATCCCGTGGCCTTCGATTTCGAGTACTGCCCCCTGTTCCTCGCAACCTGCGTGGAGTGGGACTACTCCATCAGCCTGCACCCCGACTGGTTCACCCGGCTGCGCGCAGCGGCTGCACTGACTTTGTGACACATGTCACAAACTTAAACCTCAACACATGGAGAACTGACATGGACTACCGACATCCCGTCGGCGTCGAGCTCATGCTCACCATCAGCACCGGACACATCCGCGAAAGCACCGCGCAGCGGCTGGACAGCCACTGCCGGCGCATGACCCGCGCGACCGACCCGTGGGCACGACAGCCCCGCCTGCGCCTGACCGTGTATCCGAAGGGCGACTACGGCTGGTGGATCCACGTGCCGGGCGACGCGCAGGCGTGGGCCGAGTGCAGCGACACCCTGCCGCCCGACCTCGCGGACTGCATGACCTGTGCGCGCAAACTGGGCTGCGTCTGGCTGTGCCTCGACAGGGACGGCGACACGCTGGACCAGCTGCCGCTCTACGACTGGTGATGCAGATCGAGGTACGCGGCGTGGTCTACCCCACGGCCCGCGCTTGCACCAACCGCATGGAGACCTGACATGAGTGATCGCACCTACTGCATCTTGATCCTCGCCAGCCCGCCGACGCCGGAGCTGATGGAGCGCCTCACGAGCGCGCTGGGCGAGCCGACCGACGTTGACTCGCCGATCCAGTACGGCTGGGAAGAAGTCAACTACGGCTCGCTGCCCGAGGCGGTGGAGAGCCACCTGATCGGCACCGGGACGCCCTTCGCGTGGCGCTCCGGGCGGGGCGACGAGTACGACGCCTCCGTCATGCTGTTCGACCCGGCCATCGCGCCTGCTGTCGCCACGTTTCACGAAGCGTACGACGGGTCGATCCTGCTCACGCTCGACGAGGCGACCGACTCTGCGCGCCTCGCCGCCGCGCTGCGCTGGAACGCCTGGCTCGACGACATGTACAACCGGGCAAACACCGCCGTGCGGATGCTGACCTGACTTTGTGACATGTGTCACAAACTTCAACAGATGGAGACCTAACATGATCCAGAGAGACTTCAAGCCCGGCCAGAAGTGGCGCGTGGTGGCCGACGATGTCCAGCTGAGCGGCATGAAGCCGACCGGGCCCTACGCCCAGCAGGGCTGGGCGATGCGCGTGCCGCGGGGCACCGTGCTGACCTGCACCGGGTGCCAGATGACCTTCGGCGATGGCGTGCCCGTGGTGAAGTGGGCCGACGAGAATGGCAAGTGGCTGGCCAACGACTGCACCCTGTCGCCCAGCGAGGGCGGCATGTGGTCCGAGGCCCCGGCAGACGGCACCCTGTGGCCGTGGTCCCCGGCGACCCAGGCGCTGACCGCGCACGGCTACGCCATCGACCTGCGCCCGGCGTTCGAGGCCGAGGCGCGCAAGGAGCTGAACGACGCCGAGGCCCTGATCGCCCGTGCGGCCGAGCACAAGGGCCGGTGGGTTCTCTGGGATCCCGACAACGACGCGGACGGGTTCCTGCTCGTCGGCGACGATCCGTTCGCCATGGCGGCTGAGGCCGTCGCACATCTGGAGATTGAAGCATGACCGCCTACCAGACCCGCGCGGACCTCGTGCGCCTCGGGCACCCCGACTTCGCCCACCTCGACGTGGACACCAGCGGCAACCCGTGCGTCTGGCGCAACCACTACTGCCGCCAGGAGTCCGACACGCACATCGAGTACTGGGCGTCCGAATGGTCCTGCCAGTGCGAAGACGAGGGCATCGAGCCCTACGAGGTTGAGTGGTTGCCCACGGGCGGCGACGAGTCCTACCACCTGTGGGAGTCCCTGCCCGAAGCCTGACTTTGTGACGTGTGTCACAAACCTAAACCTCAACACATGGAGACCTGACATGAACTGCCACACCGCGCGCACCGTGACCGCCATCGTCACGGAGTCCGCCACCCCGTTCCCGCCGTGCTCGCCGTGGCCGCTGGTCTACACGCTCCACGGTGTGCCGGCCTGCGACCGGGAGACCATCCTCGCGCTGGTCGCGCTGGAGCGTTACCGCGACATCGAGGGCGAGCCCGACACCGACGACCCCACGGTCGCCGCGCAGATCGCGGCCGTCGCCGAGGGCCTGAATCTGCACCTCGTGTTCGAGGGCGAGCCCCGGATCGTCAACGACTGGAGGCACGCATGACCCGAGGGAGAAATCTCAACATGTGAGATAATGCTTGACATAAGGTCCGAGCCATGATAGTGTATGCTTGGTTCGGAAAGCTGTGCCTACCAACCAAACCCAACTTTGTGACGGGTGTCACAAACTACTCACAGGAGACTGCAACATGCATATCGTCGATCACGTCAGCCTCGCCCAGTTCTTCGACACCGTGGCGATTCCGCTCAACCTGCCCGTGATGATCTGGGGTATGCCCGGCGTCGGCAAGTCGGATGCTGTCCGTCAGCTGGCCGACCGCATGGGCGCCGTGCTGGTGGACATCCGCCTCAGCCAGTACGACTCGGTGGACCTGCGCGGCATCCCGGTGCCGGAGAAGGGACTGACTGTCTGGAACATGCCCGGCACGTTGCCTTTCGTCGGCAACGATGCCTTCCCTGACAATCGGCCCATCGTGCTGTTTTTCGACGAGATCAACTCGGCCGAACCGGCGGTCATGGCCGTGGCCTATCAGCTGATCCTCGACGGCGCCTGCGGCGAGCATCGGCTCAAGCCGAACGTCTACAAGATCGCCGCCGGCAACCGCGACGGTGACAAGGGCGTCACCAACAAGATGCCCCTGCCGCTGGCCAACCGCTTCTGCCACGTCGAGCTCGGCGTGTCGGCGGATGTGGCAGTGGCCTACATGATGGGCAAGGTCCCGGCCGAGTGCGTGGCCTTCCTGTCCTTCCGCAAGCCGCTGGTGTCCACCTTCGACCCCGCGCGCGGCGAGCGGGTGTTCGCCACCCCGCGCACGTGGATGGCCGCCTTTAGGGTCTATGCGTCCAAGGCGCCCGAGGAAGCCAAGCGGATCGGCATGGCCGGCCTGGTTGGCGAGGGCGCGGCGGTGGAGTTCTGGGGGTTCATCGAGAACATCAAGAACGTGATCCCGGTCTCGAAGATTCTCGCCGACCCGGCCGGGGCGCCGCTGCCCGACGAGCTGTCCATGCGCTACGCGACCGCCGTGTCGGTCTCGGGCGCCATGGACCTCAAGAACGTCTCGGCGCTCCACACCTACCTGACCCGCATGGACCCGGAGTTCCTGATCCTCGCGTGGCAGCTGGCGCTCAAGCGCGACAACGCGCTGCTGGGTGCGCCTGAGTTCCTCAAGCTGGCGACTCAGTATCGCACCCTGTTCCAGCCGTGAGACCCCACGAGGTTTGTGACATATGTCACAAACCTCACCCTACCCTCAAGGAGTTCTACACACATGCCGCACTCTGACAAAGTCCTCAAAACCCGAGCGAGGCTGCTGCTCAAGTCAGCCTTCTTCGGCACCCTGCTGGTCTCCGCGCCCATGATCCGGGTGCCGGGGCTCGGCACGGCGGCCACCGACATGGTGTCCATCGCCTATGACCCCGACTGGTTCGACAGCCTGCCGCTCGACGAGATCGTCGGGGTGCTGGCCCATGAGGTGCTGCATATCGCGCTCAAGCACGGGCTGCGGCGGCAGGGCCGAGACCCTGTGGTCTGGAACATGGCCTGTGACTACGCCGTCAACCTGATCCTGATCGACTGCGGGTTCAAGCTGCCCGAGGGCGGGCTGGTCGACAAGACCTACAAGGACATGGCCGCCGAGCAGATCTACGCCCTGCTGGAGAAGAAGCAGCCCAAGCGCCCGCAGCGGCCCGGATCGGGCAAAGGCTCCGGCAGCGGGGCGCCCAACACGCAGGGCGATGGCATCCCCGGCACCGGCAGCGACTTGCTGGCGCCCGGCTCGCTGGGCAAGGACGGCAAGCCCGACCCGGCGGCTGAGGCGGCTGCACACGACCCGGCCAAGCTGCGCGAGATCGAGCGCCGCCTGACCGAGCGCATCGCCCAGGCGACCAACATGGGCCGCATGGCGGGCAACATGCCCGGCAGCCTGCTGCGGGCCCTCGACAACCTGCTGCACCCCCCGGTGCCGTGGCAGGAGCTGCTGCGCCCCATGATGCGGTCGGTGGTCAAGGCCAACGAGTCGTGGTCGCGCCGCAACCGCCGCTTCTCGCAGGTCTACCTGCCCAGCCGCCACAGCACGCAGATCCGCAAGGTGGTGGTGATCGGCGACACGTCCGGCTCGATCACCAGCGACGATCTGCGGAGCATCGGCGGCTCGATCGTGGACATCGCCGAGGAAGTGAACCCCCGGTCGATCCACGTCCTGTGGGCCGATACCCGCGTCGCAGGCGAACAGGTGTTCGAGTCCGGCGACACCATCCGGCTTGAGCCCAAGGGCGGCGGCGGCACCGACATGCGGGTGCCGCTGGCCTACGCCGCAGAGCTGAACCCCGACGTGGTCGTGCTGATCACGGACGGCGAGACTCCGTGGCCTGGCTCTGCCCCGGACTACCCCCTGATCACGGTCTGCACGACCAAGGTCGCGGTGCCGTTCGGAGAGGTGGTGCGGATATGACCGAGCATCGACTCAAGCTGATCGCCTTCGTCTGCTCGGGCGGCGTGGTGCGCGAGACGGGCGACATCGGCACCAGCACCTTTGCCGAGATCTTTTGCCGCAACGCCTTCGGCGACGGGTGCCAGTTCGCGGTCGTGCTGTGCGGCGATGAGGTGCGCGCCTACGACCTGTACACGGCCCTGTTCGACAAGTTCCGGCGTCCCTACCCCGGGACGTTCGTGACCTACCCCACCCTGGACGCAGCCTATGCGGGCTGCGCCCTCACTCACAGCTGACTCACACACAAGGAGACTACAACATGTTCGGCGGTATGCGCTTTTCTTCCCGGCGCCTCGACAGCCATGCCGAGGCGCTGGCCTACTACAACTCCATGAAACCGTGGCGCGGCGAGACCGCCGACGGCGACGAGCGCCCGCTCAGGAATCGTCGGTACCGCAACACCGGTGTGCGCAAGCTGGCCGACGGCTCGGTCGTGTTCCGCCTGCATCAGACCGATGTGGTGACCTACCGCTCCGACGGGTCGGTCGTGCTGCGCATCTACGACAGCATGACCACGGCGGAGTTCATCCACGCGCACGCTCCGTCCCACATCTCCGCGTCGCTGAGCGGGTATAGCGTGGGCCATGTTCGCGTCGCGGGCAACTTCTATCGCGCCTGTGGCGGCGACGTGCTGACCATCCGTGGCAGCGGGGTGACCGGCGCCAGACCGTGGATCTGGCCGCGCGTCAACCGCAAGGCGGCGAATGCGTTCCGTCGCGAGACCGGGCTCGACAAGGTGCGCCAGTGGCTGCGCGCGGCTCAGGCGATGGGCTTCCCGGTCTACGACCGGAAGTGGTTGGGTCAGGTAGATGTCGCCGGGATCATCGCCGACCCGGCGCGGTGGCCCGAGCTGCTGAAGCTGGGCGGTATCAAGGCCGTGGCGCACTATGAGCACAACCACATGCGTGCGCACTGCCTGACCGTAGCCGAGTACGCATACCTCTGCGACTGGCGCGATGTCTACGCCTGCCGCGCCGCATGTCGGACTTGGGGCTACTGACCACAACTTTGTGACATGTGTCACAAACTTCAACCTCACACACAGGAGCTATTCACATGCAGATGCCTGACTTCAACGCGAACCCGGCCGCGCACCGCTGGGATCACTGGCGCGCGTTCCACGTGGTCGACCGCAACTTCACCGACTTCTCGACCGGCGAGTGCATCTGGTCGGGGTCCGCGCCCGATCCCGATCAGCGGCGGCGGTTCGGCAAGCGCAACGTACAACTCGTGGCGACGACGGACTCGGATTGCCCGAAGCTGTACATCCCCGGTGACGACAAGCCGATCCCGACCGCGTGGCTCAGCCGCAAGGGTATGCAGCACCTGGTCATCGACTACGACTTCAACATGGCCGTCAAGCTGATGCACCACTCGTACTACGGCAAGACACCGGACTGGACCGATCGACCGATCCCGCAGCGGTTCCACGGTCAGTGCGCGGTTTACTGGGGCGGTCCGGGATGCAAGCCCGTCGGCGACCCCATCACCGTCGCGCCGCCGTGGGTGCCGTCGCCCGAGCAGAAGGCGCATCTGCAGGGGCTGAAGCATCAGGCTGCGGCGTGGGCGCTGATGCTCGACGTGGTTGAGGAGTATGGGTCGACGGTGATCCACACCGTCGACGGCGTTCGCAAGCGCACGAAGGTTCCTTCGGATGCGGTCCCGGCCCAGAAGCTGGTTCACAAATCGTTCGTGGACCTGACCTTTGTGGAGCGTGTGCAGATGCACCTGCACGGCTTTGACTATGGCTTCGATCCCACCGACTACCCCTACCTGAGCACCAAGCCTTGACAGATCGACAGTCTACCTATATCCCTAACCCCACAGCATGAGGATACACACACATGAGCATCGTCACAGAATGCATGGTCCTGACCCTGAATATCGGGAAGTGGACCGCACAGCGGCTGGACAAGGCCGCCAGCCGCAAGGTCACGACCGAGGCGCAGGCCGAGATCGGCGCCGCCCGCGTCAACAAGCACCTGCTGCCCGAGACGGCGCTCGCCGAGATCGGTCAGGCCGCCACGGCGGTGCGGCAGCACCTCTACGCGCGCACCCTGCCGTGGACGGACGCGGGCGCGCGGCTGACCCAGCGCAGCGGGCTGCTGCAGTTCCTTGAGGAACACGAGCCGCTGGTTGCGGCGCACGACAAGGCCGCAGATCGCTTCGCGTTCGACATCTACCCGGCCGAGCGCGAGCGCGCCCGGTTCCGCATGGGCGCGCTGTTCAACGCCGACGACTACCCGTCGCCGGCGGAAGTGCGGCGCCGGTTCTATGTCAACCTGGAGATGGAGCCGGTCAACGCTCTCGGCGACTTCCGGGTGAAGGTGTCCGAGAACCTCGACCCGCGCGTCGTGGAGCGGCTGGAGAAAACGGCGGAAGCGCGCCTGCACCGCGCCATGGCGCCCACGTGGAAGCGCCTCGCGGACGCGCTGAGCAACTACGTGCAACGCACCACGACCAACTCCGGGATCCGGGTCGAGCTGGTGGAGAACCTGCGCGAGCTGGTGCAGGTCATCCCCGCACTCAACATCGTCGACGACCCCAACCTGGAGCGTCTGCGGCAGATGATCGAGGCGAAGCTGACCGGGCCCGACGCCACCGAGCTGAGGACCAACGACGCCACGCGCCAGAAGGCGGCCGACGAGGCCCGCGCGATCATGGACCACATGGCCGGGATCATGGCCGCCTTCGGCAACCCCGACTGAGTCAGGAGATACCATCATGTATGAGGTTCCGATCACCATCACCAACGTGCTGCCTTCGGGCAGCGCGTTCGGCTCCACCCTGACCGAGCCGCGCGAGGCGGTGTTCATCCCCAGCCAGGTCGCCCGGTCTGTGCAGGTGACCCCGGGCATGGCCGTGCTGGCCGTGCTCGTGCCCAACGTCCTGCACCGCGAGCGCACGCCGTGGCTGGCGAACACGCTCCGACGGGACTCGAAGGCGGCGCCGATGTCGGCGGATGTGTTCATCGCCCGGCTGGCAGAGGCGATCCGCGAGACCGACACGTCCTGCGCCCATGCCGCCGACGCCGTCGTCGCGTGGGCGGATGGCGACTACATGGGCGCCGTCAAGGCGCTTCGTGCGCAGGAGCGAAGCCGTGAGTCCTGACGAGATTGCCCAGCGCAATCGCATCGCAGAAGCGTGTTTCCTCTCGGTGTTCGGCCAGGCGGCCGGACACCGCATTGCACCCGGCGAGAACCCGGCCGAAGCGATCGCACGACACTGGCAGGGCGCCGCAGCGGCCAGCTTCATGGCCGCCAACGCCTTCATCGCGACCCAACGCGCCTTCACGCAAGAGGATACCCCCACATGACTCAGATCAAGCTGTTCTCGGGCACGGTTGTCGACCTTGCCGACCCGAGCTTCGACCGCGTGACCCTGTTGGATGTCGCCCATGGGCTGGCCCACATCTGCCGGTTCACTGGCCACACGCGGCGGTTCTACTCGGTGGCCGAGCACAGCGTCCACGCGAGCTATCTGGTGCCGGCGACGCTGGCGGCCGACGCGCTGCTGCACGATGCCCACGAGGCACTGATCGGCGATGTCAGTTCGCCGCTCAAGTCTCTGCTCCCGGACTATCAGGCGATGGAGGCCCGTGTGGAGGCAGGGGTCCGGCGGCGGTTCAAGGTCTCGGTGGAGACGCCGCGAAGGGTGATCGAGGCCGACAGGACCATGTTGGACATCGAGTTGGCCGAGACCATGGGTGTCGAAATCCCACGCCGGCCCGGGCGCACCGTGCAGTTCCTGAGTCCCGAGCGGGCGAAGACGCTGTTTCTCAAGCGCGCGCATGAGCTGCAGATATTTTAGCGGGACAGTAGGGGACGGTAGTCGCGGCGCCGAGGTTTGTGACGGATGTCACAAACCTTGTGCATCGCCTTGTGGTATGGTATCTTGCGCACGCCATCACGTAAGGAGCGACCATGTTCGAGGTTTTCGACAACGTTATCCAACCTCCGCCGGCCAGGTCGAAGGCCGGGGCTTATCGAAAGTATCCGCTTGACGAGCTGAAGGTCGGGCAGATGTTCTTCGTCCCGCATGGTTCCGGCCCCAGTCGCAAGAGCCTTGCAACACATGTCTCGGTCGAGGCGAAGAAACTCGGCCGCAAGTTCTCGACGCGCGATGTGGCGCTGCTGACCTCGTCGAAGGGGCCGCCCAAGATCGTCGCGGCTGGCACGCCCGGAGCGGTCCGAGGCATCGCGGTCTGGCGTACAGCCTGACCTCCACCTCACACACACGGAGAAGCACATGACCGCCTGGGCGGACGAGAAGTTCGTTGCCTTCGACTTCGAGACATCCGGCACGCTTCCGGCCTACGCGCTGCAGCCGTGGCGGGTCGCGACCGGCGAGGCCTGGGCGACATCGCTCGTCTGGTGCGAGCGGGTCAACGGCCGTGTTGTGCCGCACGGCGGGCTGCACCCGACGCAGGACATGATGCGCGACATGCTGGAGCGCGCCATCGCGCGCGACCAGTACCTCGTTGGCTGGAACACCGTGTTCGACATCTCGTGGCTGCTGGCCTACGGGCTGGAGGACCTCGTGTTCAAGGCGCGGTGGCTCGACGGGATGCTGCTCTGGCGGCACTGGTTCATCGAGCCCGAGTACGACACCGATCGCCCGAACAAGAAGTCCTACGGGCTCAAGGCCTGCGTCGCCGAGGTGCTGCCCGCGCACGCGGGCTACGAGGAAGACATCGACTTCCACAGCACGGCGCCAGAGGACCTGGCGCGGCTGCACGCCTACAACGTCCGGGACACCACCTTCACCCTGCGGCTGGCGCGGCACTGGTGGCAGAAGCTGGCGGCGGAGCCGCAGCGCCTGAAGGCCGCCCTGATCGAGGCACGCATGCTGCCCCACGCGGCGCTGGCGAACCTGCGGGGCGTCCCTGTGGACACTGTGGCCACCCGGCACCTGTCGGCCAAGCTCGCGAACGATGCGGCGGCGCTGCTTGAGGAACTGGCGCCCCACGGCGTTACCGAGAAGATCGTCCGGTCTCCGACCCAGCTGGGCAAGCTGCTGTTCGACGACTGGCAGCTTCCTGTGCTCAAGGAGAACACCGGCAGGAAGACCGGCAAGGTCAGTCGGGCGACCGACAAGGAGACGCTCCACGAGCTGGCCTTTGTCGACCCACGCGCCAAGAGGCTGCGCGAGTACCGCGAGGCGCTGAACAACCGGACCAAGTTCGCCGAGACACCGCTGGCCAGTGCCGCGTACAACGGCGACGGGCGCACCCGGCCAGCCGCCATCGTGTTCGGTACGTACAGCGGAAGGCTGACCTACAGCTCCAAGCAAGGCACCGGCGTCGCTGCAGTGCAGACCGGTTTCGCCTTGCACCAGATGAAACGCGACAAGGCCTTCCGTGCCGCGCTGCAGGCCCCGCCGGGCTACACGATCGTCGAGGTGGACGCCGCCGGGCAGGAGTTTCGGTGGATGGCCATCGCCTCTGACGACGAGACCATGCTGCAGCTGTGCCTGCCGGGCGAAGATGCCCACACATTCATGGGTGCCCAGATCAAAAGTATGGAGTATCGCACCCTGATGACCCTTGTAGGAGCCGACGACCCCGATGCACGAGATGCGCGACAGCTGGGTAAGGTGGCAAACCTGTCGCTCCAATATCGTACCTCGGCGCCCAAACTTCAAACCGTGGCTCGCGTGCAATATAACTTGCCTATGACGCTGCCTGAGGCTATGGTAATCCACAAGACATACCAAGCCAGCTACAAGCAAGTGCCTGTATACTGGCAAAAGCAGATCAGCATGACCAAGCGGCTTGGTTACGTCGAAACGTTCGCAGGTCGGCGCGTGCAGGTCACGGGCAACTGGCAAGGAAGGCAAGAGTGGTCGATGGGGTCCACGGCGATCAACTACCGGATCCAAGGCACTGGGGCGGACCAGAAGTATCTGGCCATCGCGGTTCTGTCGCCGTATCTTCGTCAGGTCGGCGCCTACTTCGCGTGGGACCTGCACGACGGCATCTACATGTTCGTGCCCACCCCGGCGGTCAGTCGGTTCGTGGCCGAAGTCCCGAAGCTGTTGGCAGGTCTTCCCTACCGGCAGGCGTGGGGATTCAGCCCTCCGATCCCGCTGCCGTGGGACATCAAGGTCGGCCCCACATGGGGCACACTCAAGGAGGTGAAGCAGGCATGAAGGCGTTTCTCAGACACACAGCGACCGGCACGCGCTACGAGGTTCTGAGCCTCGACAAGACGACAGGACTCATCCGGCTGAAGGGGCAGTACGCCACCTTCGAGGAGCCCTATGATCCCGCACGATTCAAGGCCCTCGGCTACACTCTGGAGAAGGAGACTCACGATGCCTAGCCCGCCCGGCTACGTCAGGGACTACAAGCAGGAGGCGCGCACCGCCAGGGCGCGCGGCGAGATCGGGGGCTCGGATAGCCCCAACGCGAAGCGCAAGCGCCTGCGCAGGCTCGCGCTGAAGAAGGGCATGGTCAAGACCGGCGACGGCAAGGACCTCGACCACAAGAAACCCCTGTCCAAGGGCGGGGCGAACACGCTGAAGAACGCCCGCGTGGTGTCTGCCTCGGAGAACCGCAGCTTCCCGCGCAACCCGGACGGCAGCATGAAGCGGAACACATGAACCTTCTCGCCATCTGTCCACCTGGCGGGTTCGACCTGATCATGGCCGACCCGCCGTGGACCTTCGCCACCCGCTCCGCCAAGGGGGTCACTCCCAAGGGCGCTGGCGGTCAGTACCGCACCATGACCATGCTCGACATCGCAGCCCTGCCGGTGGCCGAGGTTGCGTCCAGACACTGCCTGTTGTGGCTCTGGGCGACCAACCCCATGCTGCCTCAGGCGCTGGAGACCATGCGGGCGTGGGGGTTCGCCTACAAGACCGCCGGCACCTGGGTGAAGCGCACCCGGACCGGCAAGACCGGGTTCGGTACCGGCTATCTGCTGCGCTCGGCCAACGAGCCGTTCCTGATCGGCACGCGCGGCCAGCCGCGCACGACGCGCAACGTCCGCTCTGCGGTGACCTCGGGCGAGGACGCGACCGATCAGCCGAGCATGATCACCGTCGAAGGGCTGGTGCGGGAGCACTCGCGCAAGCCCGACGAAGCCTACATCGCGGCGGAGATGCTGATGCCCTCCGCACAGAGGCTCGACATGTTCTCGCGTCAGCGCCGCCTCGGGTGGACTGCGTGGGGAGACGAAGTCGAAAAGTTTTCACACGTGGAGGACTGACATGAAGCCTATCCTGCCTGGCCCTACCATCGCCGAGCTGTGCAAGCCGCTCTCGGCCAAGTCCCCGAAGCCTGTCGACGAGGATGGGCGCAAGCGCGACATCAGCCAGAAGCGCACCCACGCGAGCAGCATCGGAAACACGGCCCGCCATGGGAAGGCAGGCGCAAAGGAGAAGTCGAAATGAGCGCCGACACGACAGAACAGACCCGCACCGCGCTTCTGCGGTTTGCCAACGAAGCGATCACGCGCGACAGGGCAGCGACCCATGGCAACGCCGAGGACAGCTTCGCCAGCATCGCAGGCGTGTGGAACTGGTGGCTTGAGCATCGCCTCACGTCGCCGCTGACGCCGCACGACGTGGCCATGATGATGGGTCTGTTCAAGGACGCCCGCGCGCGAGGGAACCCCCAGCATGCGGACAACTACGTCGACGGGCTGGGCTACCGGGCGCTGGCGGGCGAGCTGTCGTTCAGTCACGGGCATGGGAGGGTGTGAGCGATGCACGTAATGATCGACCTTGAGACCTGGTCTACCCAGCCCAATGCGTTGATCGTCTCGATCGGCGCGTGCATGTTCGACCCCAAGGGCGCCGATGTGGGGGAGCGGTTCTACGCCGCGATCGAGCCGGCCTCGATGCCGGGGCGGCACGTAGATACGAACACCATCCTGTGGTGGATGAGTCCTGAGCGCACCGCCGCGCGCGAGGCCTGGCTGGCCGAGCGCAAGGTTGACGCCTACTCCGCCCTCACCGGTCTGTCGAGGTGGGTGCGCGACCAGCAGGTGGCCGTGGAGAGTACCGAAGACATCAGGGTCTGGGGCAACGGCGCGGCCTTCGACAACGTGATCCTCGCCTCGGCCTACCGGAGTCTCGGCACGGATCCGTTCTGGGACCACCGGAACGACCGGTGCTACCGCACGCTCAAGGCGCTGACCCCGCAGGTCAGGATCCAGCGATCGGGCACACACCACAACGCTCTCGACGACGCTGTGGACCAGGCGCGTCACCTGCAGCGCATTCGCGCCGCGCTGAGCCTGGTGCTCTGATGCCCGCACCGATGCCATGGAGCTACACGAGTCTCACCGACTTCAAGAACTGCCCGCGCGCGTTCTACGAGAAGCGGGTGATCAAGTCCGTCAAGGAAGAAAGCACCGAGGCGCTGGTCTGGGGGAACCAAATCCACAAGGCTTTCGAGCTGTTCGTCGGGCACGGCACCCCGCTGCCCGACATGCTGGCTGAGCACCAGCCCTTCCTCGACAAGCTGAGGCAGGCGCCGGGCGTCGCGAAGGCCGAGGAAAAGGTCGCCCTGAACAAGCGCGCCGAGCCCTGTGGGTTCTTCGACCGGGATGTCTGGTGGCGCGGGGTGCTGGACTACCACCGGATCCACAACAGAACCGCCGATGTTGTGGACTACAAGACCGGCAAGCGGAAGCCCGACTGGGTGCAGCTCTATATCTTCGCGATATGGGTTTTTGCCAAACACCCGGACGTGACAACCATTGACTTGCATCTATACTGGACACAGGATAAGCAAGCAGATACCAAGCTGGTGACCCGACCCATGATCCCGGAGCTCTGGAGCCACATGACCGGCGACCTGCGCCAGTATCGGCAGGCGTTCCACGACGACGTGTGGCGCGAGAAGCCCTCGGGGCTCTGCAACGGCTGGTGCCCGGTCAGGCACTGCGAGCACTGGAAGCCGAAAAGGAGCTACTGATGCTGCCCTCCGAACGCATCGCGGCCTACGCCGCGCAGACGGGGTTTCCTCCGGCGCTCTGGACGCTAGGCGACGTGATCTACGGCACGTGGATCATGGGGAACGACTACCGCGTCAAGAGTGGATACTATGGCGGCTATCCGGCCACCTATCTGCGCCGGGTCCGCGCGCTGTTTCCTGAGAAGCAGCGTGTGCTCCATATCTTCAGCGGTCGCGTCGACCAGTCGGACCTGCCCGGAGATACGGTGGACATCTCGCCGGACCTGAACCCCACCTACGTCGATGATGCCCAGTCGCTGGAGAAGGTTCCGGTCGAGAGCTACGACTTGATCCTCGCAGACCCGCCCTATTCGGTCGAAGACGCCGAGCACTACCAGACAACCATGATCAAGCGGAACAAGGTCATGCAGGCACTGGGCAGCCGCTCGCGACCCGGGACGCACGTAGTGTGGCTGGATCAGGTGCTACCGATGTATCGCAAGGATCAGTGGGCTGTCATCGCCTACATCGCAGTTGTGAAGTCCACCAACCACCGGTTTCGTGTGGTCACCATCTTCGAGAAGAAATAGCCATGCCCCGCACACTCACTACCGAAAAAGACGTGAAGGCCGAGGTCAAGAAGCTGCTGACCCGACACAAGTGGTTCTGGTGGATGCCCGGCGCCAACGGGTTTGGCGCCCAGGGCGTGGCCGACTTCCTCGCGCTTCGCGACGGGGTGTTCATGGCTGTCGAGACCAAGTTCGGCAAGAACAAGCCGTCCCAGCTGCAGCGCGCGTTCCTTGAGTCCGTCGCGGCCGAGGACGGGTTCGGCCTGGTGGTGACCGAGACGACCCTGCCCGTATTCGCTGCGTTCCTGACGGCCTTCGACGCTGCTGCGGCCACGGTCAGCGACGGGCAGAAGGTGCAGGCCTCCGACGGCGCTGCGATGCTGGATGCTATCCGCCTGCTGACCGAGGCAATCGTGGAAGGCCGCAAGTGATGCAGGCTGCGACCGCTGTTGTCCACCGCGGCACGGGCAGCGTGCTGCTCAAGGCGCAGGACCCGCTCGGTCTGCGCGAGCTGCTACCGCGCTCCAAGCTGTTGCCGGGGGACCAATTCAACCTGGCCACCCAGCACACGCTGGAAAGCGTCAAGGTGTTGCGCAATCTCGGCATCGACGTGCCCGCGCCGATCCTGACGGACTACACGTGGCCAGGGCGCTACCAGCCATTCGAGCACCAGAAGGTCATGGCGGAGTTTCTGACCCTCCATCGCCGGTGCTTCAACCTGTCCGAGATGGGGACCGGCAAGACCGCTGCGACCCTCTGGGCCATCGACTGGCTGATCAAGACCGGCCGGGTGCGCAAGGCGCTGATCCTGACGCCGCTGTCCACGATGGTGCGGGTGTGGCAGAGCGACTGTTTCGACGTGCTGATGCACCGCCCGGTGTCCGTGGTCTACGGGCCGAAGGAGAAGCGTCTCGCCGCGCTGGAGAAGCCGGCCGACATCTACATCCTCAACCACGACGGGGTGATGATTTCCGCCGTGACCGAGGCGCTGCGCAAGAACCCCGAGATCGACCTGGTGGTGATCGACGAGGCGTCGATGTTCCGCAACCACCAGACCAAGAAGTACAAGGCCCTGAAGAAGCTGATCCGCCCGGACCAGCGGCTGTGGCTGCTGACCGGCACGCCGTGCCCGAACGCACCGACCGACGCCTGGGCGCTTGCGCGGCTGGTCAGTCCACAACGTGTTCCAGAGTATTACGGGGTGTTCGAGCGCATGACCATGGTCAAGGTCAGCACCTTCAAGTGGGCGCCGCGCCACGATGCCTACGACACCGCGTACAAGGCCTTGTGGCCGGCGGTGCGGTTCCGCAAGGCTGACTGCCTCGACCTGCCGCCGGTAACCGTGCGGGACCGGCAGGCCGAGATCACGCCCGAGCAGCGCAAGGCGTTCCTGGAGATGCGCGGCCACATGCGCGCCGAGGCAGCGACCACGGTGATCTCGGCGGCCAACGCGGCCGACAAGATCAACAAGATTCGGCAGATCCTGTGCGGGTCGATCAAGGACCCGCTGACCGGGGACTATATCGACATCCCGCATAGCGGGCGACTATCCGTGCTCAAGGAGTGCATCGAGCAAGCCTCGGCCAAGGTCATCGTGGTTGTGCCCTTCAAGGGCATCATTCAGGCGCTGGAGCGCGAGCTGAGCACCACATGGTCGGTCGGCCTGCTGAACGGGGATGTCTCCCCGAAGCGGCGGGACCAGATCGTCCACGACTTCAAGACCCAGCCCGACCCCCACGTTCTTCTCTGCCATCCCAAGGTCATGTCGCACGGCCTGAACCTCACCGAGGCAGACACCCTGATCTTCTACGGCCCGATCTACTCCAATGACGAATACCTGCAGGTCATCGAGCGGTTCAACCGCACGGGCCAGACCCGCAAGATGACGGTCCTGCGGATCGGAATCCACCCCGTCGAGTGGCAAATCTACAAGATGGTGGACACTAAGAGACTGACACAGGAGACTATCCTGGAGCTGTTTAAGCAGATCACGGCCTGACCTTGACACCATGACTTACATCTGATACATACAATACATCACGGCTACACACAGGAGGGTGCCACATGGACTTGAACAAGGTCGTCGCGACCTATGTCAAGATTCGGGATAAGCGCGCGGAGAAGAAGCGCGCCTTCGAGGCCGAGGACGCAGACCTCAAAGCCAAGATGGAGCGCATCGAAGCGTTTCTGCTACAGCATCTGGAGTCGGTTCAGGCCACGCAGGTCGGCACCGACCACGGCACTTTCTATCGCCAGAAAGATGTCATACCCTCGGCGGCTGACTGGGGGGCCTTCTACGACTGGATCAAACAGAACGACGCTTTCGACGCGCTTGAGCGCCGGATCAAGAAAACCTTCATCACGCAATACATGGAGGCCAACGAGGGCGCCCTGCCCCCGGGAGTCAACGTCTTCAGCAAATACGTGGTCCGGGTTCGCCGCTCGGACGCGACCGAAACCTAGCCCAAGGAGTACACATGAGCACCGCCTTGACCCTGTTCGACGCCAAGACCGTCGCGATCCCGGACTATCTGCGCGACCTGAACGACGAGGGGAACATCCCCGACAAGCAGACGACCCCGTCCCTCTCGTTCGAGGGAAAGGTCTGGACCATCTCGCTGAACGGCGAGAAGGTGCCGCTGATGAAGCGCGACGCCGACGGGGACGAAATCCCTGTCTCGGTCATGCGCGCCGTGATCCTCGGGTTCAACCCGCGCCGGGGCCGGTCCTACTACCCGGGCGCCTACGACCCGGCCAAGGCCTCCCAGCCCACCTGCTGGTCGGATGACGGGGACAAGCCGCACCCCTCGATCGCCGAGCCGCAGAGCCGCACCTGCGCCGAGTGCCCGCTGGCCGTGAAAGGGTCGAAAGTCTCGGAGCAGGGCAAGGCCGTGGCGGCCTGCTCGCAGCACCGGATCATGGCCGTGGTTCCTGCCCACAAGATGGACATGGAGCCTCTGCGGATGAAGATCCCGGTGACCAGCGACTACGACAAGGAGCTGGACGATCCTCAGTGGTTCGCGTTCCAGCAGTACCGCGACTTCCTCAAGGCGCGGGGCGTCAACCACAGCGCCATGGTCGTGACCAAGATGAAGTTCGATCCGAGCGTGGCGTACCCGAAGGTCGTCTTCTCGCCGGATCGGTTCCTCACCCCCGACGAGGTGAGCTTCATCACGCCGGTGGTGAAGTCCGAGGCGGTCACCAAGCTGCTCGCCGGGACCTGGACGCCCGCCGGTGTGAACGGCATCCCGATCGCCACCGAAGCGGATGACGACGGCGCGGCCATCGCTGCTGCCAAGGCGAAGGCCAGGGTCGATGCCGAGGCGGAAGCTGCGCTGCAGGCCGAGGCGAAGCGGGCAGCCGACGCCAAGGCCGCCAAGGCCGCCAAGGCGAAGGCGAAAGCCGAGGCCGAAGCTGCCGCTGCCGCTGCCAAGGCCGAAGCCGAGGCGAAGGCGAAGGCCTCCAAGCCCTCGGCTGCGATCATCATGGACGACGATGACGAGGTGATCGCACCGCCCCGCGCTGCACCCGCGCGCCCGGCGGCGCCTGTGGCGGTGGACCCGGAGATCCCTGCCGACCTGAAGGAGCTCCTGAGCGACTGGGACGATTGACATCGCTGCGCCCCCCGCACCTGCAGGGGGCGCACCCTCACATTCTTGCCGGGTGCGCGCATGACATCTGCCGACTTCTTGCGGGCCGTCTGGCCTGAATCAGGCCCATACGCGCTGGCGATACCGTTTCAGATTCCCGGCACGACGACCACGGTCTATGCGCACAAGGTCTTCGATACCATCGCCGAGGCTGCCGCGTTCGCCCAGCGGGCTCGCGCGCAGACCGACATCTTCTTCTGCGTCCACGCCCTGCGCGAGCCGCGCGTCTGGAATCCCCGCAAGCCGGATCGCAAGACAGGCACCCTGGGCGCCTACGAGGTGCGCACCCAGCGCAACATGCGTGCCGCGCGCTGCCTGTTCTTCGACCTCGACATCGGCCCGGACGAGGACAAGTATCCCGACCAGGCCACCGCGATCGAGGCGCTGGACAGGTTCACTGCCGAGACTCGCCTACCCCCACCCATGCTGGTGTCGTCCGGGCGCGGCATCCACGCTTACTGGCGGCTGACCGAGAGCATTCCCTCGGACGACTGGCGGCAGCTGGCGACACGCCTCAAGCGCCTGGCCAACGCCCACATGCTACGGGTCGACCCTATGCGGACGACCGACACCGCCTCGGTGCTGCGCGTTGCGGGCACCTTCAACCTGAAGGACCGAGAGAACCCGAAGCCCGTCAAGGTTCTGCGCCCCTCGGAGCCGCTCACGCCCGAGGCGATGGCTCAGCACTTGCAGACCGGCCTGATCCTCGTGGGCGCCCCGTCAGAGGCGCTGGAGAGCCGCCCTGTGGCCGCACCGCCGCCGGGCAGTGAGGAGCTGGGCAGCAACCTGGACCGCGTCTACGACGGCCCTCCGGTGAGCCTGAAGGCCTTGGGTCGGGTGTGCGGGCAGGTCAGGGCGTTCGCCAAGGCCCTCGGCAACGTGACCGAGCCTGCCTGGTACGCCATGCTGCAGCTGATCCGGCACGTCGAGGACGGCGAGGAGTGGTGCCACAAGCTGTCCGCCGGGCACCCCAACTACACCCGCGAGGAAACTGACAGAAAGCTGGCGCATCTGAAAGACCGCGATGTGGGGCCCACGACCTGCGCCGTGATCGCCGAGCGGTGCGGCAACGCCATATGCGATACCTGCCCACATGCTGGGAGGATCAAGTCGCCGCTGGCCGCTGCGCGGCTCAAGGACCCGGCGCCTGCGCCTGTGCTGCCGGTCGAGGCACTGGTCGAGGAAGTCGTTCAGCTGCCCGACCCGCCCCCGCCGTTCATCCGGCTGAAGTCGGGCGGGGTCGGCATGATCCACACGAACCGGGACGGCGACGAAGTCACAATGGTGATCTACAGCCATGACCTGTATCCCATCCGGCGGATCGTGGACGCCGACCGCGGGATCGAGCAGCAGATGTGGCGCGTCCACTTGCCCCGGGGCGAGGTCAAGGACTTCGTGATCGACGCCGCCTCCTTGTATCGCGGCGACGTGCTCGCATCTCAGCTGTCCAACAACGGCGTCTATCCTAGACCAGCACATGTCAAGGAGATTCAGGAATACATGTCCGCGTACATCTCGGAGCTGCAGAAGCAGCAGGCGGCTGACCCCAGCCACAATACCCTGGGGTGGCACGACGACTTCACCCGGTTCGTGCTCCCCGCGCGATCCTTCACCCGCGACGGCAAGGTCATCCCGGCGCAGCTGACCCAGCACGCCGAGAGCTCGTCGCACAGCATCTCCAAGGCCGGGACGCTGGAGCGTCAGGTCGAGCTGCTGCGGTTCTACCAGCACCCGCAGTACCAGGCCCACCAGTTCCTCGTGCTCGCCTCGCTCGCGGCACCGCTGTTCCACATGACCGGCCACCACGGGGTGGTGGTCAACGCGACCGGCGAGCCCGGCGCATCAAAGTCCACCAGCCTCTACACAGCGGCCTCGCTCTGGGCGCACCCGACCAAGTTCCCCCTGAACGGGACCAACCACGGCGCCACGCAGAAGGCCCGTGCGCAACGCATGGTCACCATGGGCAGCCTTCCGGTCTGCGTGGACGAGATCACCACGATGCACCCTCGGGACGCCCAGGAGCTGGTGATGAACGTGACCCAGCCCGAGGGGCGCGTCGGGCTCACCCGCGATGGCAAGGAGCGCCGTCCGGGCGGCGGCGAGAAGTCGACCATCATGATCTGCACGGCGAACAACTCGCTGCACAGCCTGCTGTCCCACGAGAACGCCGCAGGCACGGCCGGGTCGATGCGGGTGATCGAGCTGCGGATGCGGCCCGGGAACGCCCACCAGAAGCACGAGGCGGACGACTACCTGTACGCCCTGCGCGAGAACTATGGCCATGTTGGCGAGTTGTTCATCGCCCACGTCGTGACCCACTACGACGCGGTGATCGCGCGGGTACGGAACAAGATGAAGCAGATCGACAAGGAGGTGGCTGTGCAGGCCGCCGAGCGGTTCTGGTCCGCCGGGATCGCCGCCGTGCTGGTCGCTGGCGAGATCGCCCAGGAGCTGCGGCTGATCGCCTACGACATGCGGATGCTGCACCAGTGGGCTGTGACCGACCTGATGTCCTCCATGCGGGGCGTCATCGTGGCGGAGTACGGCAGTTCCGCCAGCATCCTCGCGGACTATCTGGAGCTGGTCTCGGGCCAGATTCTGATCACCGGCCGGGGGGCGAGCGGCCCCTACGTCATGCGCGGCCCGACCGGCCCCGTGGCAGGTCACTTCGACTGGGAGACCAAGGTGCTCGCCGTGTCCAAGAAGGGGTTCAAGGATTACTGCAGCAAGGTCGGCGCGGACCTCACCAAGATCCTCAGCGAGCTGCAGCACATCACCTACCTGCCCGACGGCCGTGCGATGCGGATGGTGCTGGACCCCCACGCGCGGGTGATCATGGGGCGCGGCACCGAGTATGCGAAGATGCAGTCCCGGTGCTTCCTGCTCGACATGAAGCACCCGGAGATCACTGGCGCGGTCAATCTGTCCGTTGTGGGGGACAGCCAGACAGCGACCGCGCCAGTGAAGGGAGCGACCAGAGCCGTGACCTGACAGGGAGGAGTCGTCAGATCAGGCCCAGCTGCTGTGCGCCCTGGGCGTTCAGTGCAGCGATCAGCCCCCGTCCCAGGTTCTCGGCCGCAGCAGCGTTCAGCACCGCTTCGCCGGGCGCCAGCTTGGCCGGAACCGTGTCCTTCTTCGGCGACCCCTTGCCGGGCACCCGCGCCGTCCCGGCGGCGAGACCGAGCCGCCCACCACGCCTGACCAAGGGGGGCTCGGGCTCCGGCGCACCGAGCATTGGAGCAGCCGGCTGGGTCGACTTGAGAGCGTCCAGCAGGTTGGTGCCTCGCGACAGGTCGAACGCGCCCAGGAAGGCCCTGACGTTGTCCCGCATCCCCTCCGTGATGGCCTGCTCGCCGACGAGCTGCGTGTTGGCCCGCGTCAGGCCCGCCTGCGCCTGCTGCAGCTCGCGCTGAGCCGCGCTGTCCAGCGGCATCTGCTCGGCCTGCATGCGCCGCAGCGCAGCCTGCGCCTCGGTGTCCGCGATCGAGGCCGGGGCCAGCGAGGCCGATGTCGCGGCGTTGCGCTGCTGCGCCTGCGCCGAGATCATCCCGGCGCGCGCCTGCTGCTCCATGATGGCGTATTTCTGTGCAGCCAACCCCGACCAGTTGATGCTCATCCTGGTGCCCTCCTTACACGTTGAGAGATTTGACTTCGCTGAACGAACGCGAGTAGCTGTCGCTTTTGCTCTCGCTTTTGCTGGTGCTCGTCGAGTAGGTCTCGCTCATGTTGGCCGAGACCGAGCGGCTGTTCGAGAACGATGTCGAGAAGCTGTTGGCCGACAGCGCCGCCGCACCCATCTGAGCAGACACCGTGGCCCCCACCTTCGCCGCATCCATGATCATGCTTTGCTGCAGCATGTAAAGCTGCGCGTTGGCCTTGGCCTGCTCCAGCGACACATTGGCCAGGTTGATCGACAGCTGGGTAGCGGCCTGCCACTGGCGAGCCAGCACCTCATTGTAGGACGCCGCTGCACCGGCCTCGGCCGCGTAGACCCGGGCCACCGCCTCGTTGATCCCTGCCAGCGCCCGCACCCGGTCGCTCTCGGCGCCTGCACGCGCCTGGTAGGCCCGCCACTCGTTCTCTTTGGCCCGCGCCCGCGCCTCGAACTCGGTGACCCGCGCGTTGACCAGCTTGCCGCCAGCGTCCACCCGGGCACTGTAGGCCTGCACCGTGGACCGGTAAACTTCCTGCCGCGCCACCTCGGCCTGCGTGGCCGCCCGGAACGCTTCGACACTGGCGGTGTAGGCGTTGACCTGCGCGGAGTAGCCGCGCACCTGCTCGCCGAAAATCTGCACTCGCAGCTTCTCGATCTCGGCCCGGGCCTGAATGCCGCCGATCTCGGCCTTGTAGACCTCGATCGCGGCCAGCGCCGCGTCGGTCAGCACCTTGAACTGCTCGACCCGCGACTGGTTGACCTGGACCTTGAGCCGCTCGGCGTCGATCTCCAGCTTGTACGCCTCGACGCGCGCCAGCTCGCCACGGATGCGCGCCTCGTAGGCCTGCACCTTGGCCCGGTAGACATCGACGAAGGCGCCGAAAGCCTGCACCCGAGCGTTGTAGATGGCCACCCCGGCCTCGGTGGCGTAGCGCGCGGCCTCGAAGGCCCGCTGCTCGATCTGGTTGGCAATCTGCATGTTCTGGGCTTCGACGCGCTGGGCAATCTCCAGCGCCTGCCTGACGCCTTCCAGCTCCAGCTTCGCCTGCTCGACCATGATCTCGCGCGACAGCCCCCGGCTGGCAGCGGCATGCTCGGTCTGGATCTTCAGCCGCGCGTCCAGCCAGACGCCGCTGGGCAGGGCGTAGCCGAGCGATTCCATCCGCTCCAGGTCGTCCAGCTTGACCCGCAGCGTCTCGGCCTCGCGCTCCCGGCCGCGATCCCAGATGGCACCCTCGACGGCCGGGTTGAGCATCGTGCCGCCGTCGGTGATTCGCCGCAGCAGCTCGCCCTCCAGCGCGGTCAGCAGAGCCGAGCTGTATTGGGTACCCGGCACGTACTCGCGGATCGTCGGCGCCACGATGTTCAGCACCGGCTCATCGCCAGGCCCGGGCGGGGCGGGCAGCGAGATGCCGTTGAAGGTAGACACCGAGATGCTGAGAAGTTCCGGCGCGGTCGGCAGGCTCAGGTCCAGCTCGGGCATCACGAACGACAGGTCCACCCCCGGCGCCGTGGGCAGCGGGTCGAACTCGGCGGTCGGCACAGCGCCCAGCACCAGCGTCGGCGGGCTCGCATCGAAGGGCGCCGGCAGCAGGCCGTCCACGTTCAACTGGCCGGTGAACTCGGTCGGGATCGGCGGCAGCGAGAAGGTGATCGGCTGCAGCGTCGGGCGGTTGACGTTGTAGAACTGCGGGACCGGCGGAGTCTGAATCTGGCTGACCGCGATCTGAGGCGGGTTCAGGTTCGTGGCAGCGTCCTGCAGCGCGCCGACGAACTGCAGCGCATAGGACACGAACGGCGTCGGATCCTGCGGGAACGGTCCTCCGCCGATCAGCGCCGCTGCGGTCGCAAACCTGCTCATTGTGCCCACCCCAGCGACATGCCTGCCTCCTGCTCGCACGGCTACACTACCTCACGTCGCCGGTCAGGGCAACGCCGTCGGGCAATCACCCGACAGGTGCCGGCGGAGGAGGCCAGTCTATCAGCGCGAACAGCTGGACCGTGTCCAGCTCCGGGAAGCGAGCCTGGATCACATCGCTCGGCAAACCAAGGCCAGGCACCAGAGTACGCGCCATGTTGTATGCCTCTGCGGACGTACGGAAGACATCCAGCTTGGTCGGGCTAGGCATGGGCGTAAAGGGTACCATCGCAGGCGGTAGCACCCAGGTCGAATAAGCCCAGAACACGATCTGAGGATTCTCGGGTGTGCCGATGTTGTAGAAGACGTTGCCGGGGATGGCGAGCGACCACAGGCTCGCGCCCGATGAAGGAGGGGTCCATTCCTCGGCTTCTTTGCGGGTGTTGAAGCCGACGAACCCGAGCGCCCAGTAGAACGTCGAGAAATACGCTTGAGTCGGCGACAGCTGCACGCCCTGCCAGAATGCGGTCTGCGAGTTTCTCAGGACGCTGAACCGCTGGTCTAGAGCCGTGCCGGGTCCTCGGGCCCGCGCGACCGCATTGTCCCCGAACTGACTCAGCTGGGCAGGCGACACCACCCCCGTCGAGAGGCCGGGCCCGCGGTGAGGACCTCCCCAAGCGACGAATCTGTACCGCGCAACCCAGGACTCGCGCAGCATTACCGGCGATAGCTCGGGAGATGGCAGCGGCTCGACCAGCGGCTCGATCAGCGGTTCGATCGCGGGCATGACCTCGACCATCGACTGCCCGCCGTTGGCGATGAACCGCAGCCGCGCGCCGTTCACCTCCCGCAGCTGGTGGCTGAACCCGCGACCCGCCATCTGGTGCTGCATCTGGGCCATCTGGTAGAAAGCGTTGATCTGCTGCGCCAGCCCGTCCACGATGGCTCTCGCGGCAAACGGGTTCTCGACCCCCAGGACGCGGACAGGCGCTACGACAGCGGGTGGCTGGAACATGCCTGCAGCAGATGGCGGACCCGCCACGACGTTGACCAGCGGATTGAACCGCGGCAGGGCGGATCCTGATCGCTCAGACACGGCGGCGCGGACGCATGGGCACGAACTCGATCGTGTCGAGATCGAAGTCCTGCCCGGTGGAGATCAGCTCGTAGGTCAGGTACCGGTGGCGCAAACCCTTCCCTGTCCACACCTTGGTGTTCTCCATGTCGCGCGCTAGTACCCTGTAGAGGTAGGTCTCGCCGTTGCCGCCCGTGAGGCGCAGGAAGAACTCGCCCTCGCCGTTGACGCCCAGGTAGACCGCGCGCAGGCCGTGCAGGCGCGTCTGGCTCATCTGCAGCGCGCCGCTCTTGAGCGTAGCGATGATCGGGTCGCCCTCGTCGTCGTCGCCCACCAGCTCGTACAGCCCGTTGTCGGCCGCGCCCAGGTACCGGAGACCCAGTCGCGCGAAGCTGTTGAAGGCGAAGTTGTCGTACTGCGTCACGGCACCGGTGCGCGTGTTCATCGCCCAGGTCGCCACCCCCTGCGGGGTGCGGAACAGGGCCTCCAGCTCGATCTCGTCGCTCAGCGTCTGCGAGTAGAGCAGCTGCAGCAGGCTGGTTGCCGTGATCTGAACCGGCTCGACAGTCGTCACGCGCATCACGGCCACAGGCGCCATGCTGTCGGCAACCGTCAGCGGCTCGGCGACTGCGAGCGCACGTCGGGTCAGCGTGCTCATCACGTCGGCCATGGTGAGCAGGCTCTCGGCCGTCGCGCCGAAGAAGCGCAGAAGCGTGTCCTGCAACCGGAGCTGCTCGCTGAGCGTCCGGCCCCGGATGACCGAGCCGAACAGCGCGTCGCTCAGCCCCACCTGCTCGATGGCCTGCAGGGCGTCGAACAGACTGGTCACGTCGCTGAGCGTGATCGTCTCGGTCGCGCTCAGCGCGGACTGCCGCGCCAGCGCGTCTTGCAGCCTGAGCACGGTCTGCACCAGCAGGCCATACATGAGCCCCGGCGCCAGGGTATCTCCGAGCGTGAGCCGCTCCCGCAGGATCGCTGCAGCCGCGTCCGTCAGAGCCTCGCCCGCCAGGGTGAAGCCGTCGCTCAGACTGAGCCCTTCCAGCCAGGCATAGTCCGTCTCATCCGAGACGCTGAAGTAAGCGAAGGGCGACACAAACCTCTGCCGAGTCGCTATGGTCGCGACAAGGCACAAAAACTCGGTGTCGGGCTTGCCGTCGACCTCCTCCTCGTAGACCTCAGGCATCAGCTCGCGGCGGAGACGTTGTAGGTCAGCAGCAGCTGATCCGAGGACTCGACCGTGCGCGGCGTTCCGAAGCTCGACGCGGACGCCAGGATGCCTGCCGTGCCGTTCTTGGTCGAGCTGTTGATCAGGAACGCCCCGCGGACCGTGCGCGCCGCCGTGAAGGTGAAGGTCGCGCGCGAGGCGCTGTTGCTCACCACGCGGTTATCGACCGCGCCCGGCGTCCACACCGGCCGCGTCGCTTCGGAGTAGTCGACCAGCTCGTTGGACGCGGATGCGATGGTGGCGGCGGTGACGGTGGCCACGGGGGTGTAGGTGCCTTGGTAGAGGCCGAGGTACCACGCGCCCGGCCCGGACTGCCCGCGGAACACCACGTCGAGCACCAGATCGAGCCCCTGGTTGACCACCAGGTTCGGGGCCTCGAACTCGTCGATCACCTCGCCATCCCGGACGATCTGGCCATGGTACCAGCCGTGGACGTGCAGCTTGCCGTCGGGCACCATGAGGCCGCTGGGCAGGGACTTGTAGATCGGTTCGAGACCCTCCATGGGCGCGCTCCTGCTGAAGTGATGTAGGGTATTGCAGCGGCACTGTATCCTCAACGGCGCAAGCAAGCAACTGGCGGTCAGATGGCGCGGCGCGGACCCCGCACGATCTCGATGTCGACCCAGTCCCCCAGGTTGGCCCGGGAGATCGGTGCGCCGCCGGTTTGAGCGACAGCCAGGTAGTGGTGCATCCCGTCCTGCTCGCGCAGCATCGGCGCGACCCGGTCGGCGCTGGGGAACATGACCCGGCCGGCCGTCATGTTGCGGCAGAAGCCGTTGTTGAACCCGACGATCAGCCCCTCGGCCGTCATGAACATGACCCCCTCGCGGTGCTGCAGCGACGGCTCGCCGGCCTTGGCGGCCACGTCGCCGGTGATCGGGATCATCGACCCGGGGATGCAGCCAGACTGCACCACGGTGCGCCGGTTCAGCTCCCGCAGCGCGCCGCTGACGAAATAGACCGCCTCGGTCGTGCCGACGTAGAAGCCGTCGCCGCACGCCGCCAGTCCGGTGATCGGAGCCTCGTACTGGAAGAAGGTCCGGGTGGCGTCCACGAAGTCGTAGAGGAACATCTCGGTGGCCCAGAGCACGCTCCCGGTGGCGAGGTAGATCCGACCATTGTGGTGAGTCAGCCACTCGGCCAACGGCGGCGCGCGCAGGATGCGCCCCTGCACCTCGCCCAGCGTGTCGGTCGGCCGGACCACGGGCGACAGCCACTGCCCGTCGCCGCCGGTCTGGCCCCAGGGCGCGACCGTCAGATCGGGCAAGATCTTGCCGCTCACAGAGCGCGACGAGAAGTAGACTGTGCCCCCCACAGACTGGTAGCTGATCGGGCGCGTGCCGCCCGCCCCGAGAGGGACGACAGTCAGGTCGGGCCGCAGCAGGACGAGCTGGCCGTCGCGCACGACGAAGGTGCGCCCGTCGGGCGCCGTCCAGGCGCTGTGGAAGCTGCCCGTCAGGAGCCGGGCGTAGCCGCGCCGACGGCGCACCTGCCCCTCGTTGTCGATGTCGACGTTGACGGCGCGCTCCAGGTCGCTCGGCCCCAGCCGCTCAGGCGTCGCGGTGTTCTTGATGCCGTCGAACTGCCCGACAATTACGGACTCCGAAGGCTGTCGAAGTCGCTTGTCTGTTGGCTGCTCAGCGTCCACTGGTGGTCACCATTTGACCTTGTTCGCCCACCACGCCGCCGACATCTTGCCCTTGGCGATGTTCTTGGCGTGCCGGGCCTTGAAGGCCTCGCGCTGCTTGGCGCTCTGGTTGGTCTTGGCGCCCTGCTCACCGAAGCGGATCGTCTTGATCTGGTCGCCGGACTTGGCGACGACGATGTGGCTCTTGGTCGGATGGGAGGGGGTCGCCTTGGGCTTGTTGAACCCCGCGACCCCCGCGCGCTTGAGGCGCGGGTCGCTTGCAGACACCATGCCCTTGCGCGTTTCTGCCATCTTCTGCCCAGCCCAGGGAGGCCTTCACCCTCGCTCAGAGGGTGGGCGCTGTCAAGGGCGCCGCAGCCGGTCCAGCACACCGCTGGTCAGCCAGCTCACCAGCGCCCGAATCATTCGCTGCGCCCCGGTGGTGTGCGCGTGTCGACGCGCAGCAGGATGTTGACCACCGCCAGCCCAAGCACGACGTAGGGCGCCCACTCGGGCGGCAGCACCGCAAGGAACTCGGGCAGGTGGAGCACTGGGACCAGCACTTCCAGAGCCACGAACAGCAGCGTGACCGTGTTGACGATGATCGTGCGCCAGCCGCGCAGGAAGTCCCTCATGGCTTCGCCTCCAGCGCCTCGTTGCGGTAGGCTTGCTTCCGCTCCCGCGCCTCGACCACCTGTCGCGCGAAGACAAGCACGACGACCGACCCGATGACAATGACCGGAATCCAGCCCCAGCTCACGGCGCCCACAGCCTGGTCGACGCCCACACCTGCCGCGGGCGTGGCCACAACAGCCGCGCCCGCGTTGCGCTGCGCCGCAACCTCGTCCCAGTGCGCCCGCGTCTCCTGAGCGATCAGCGTCGGCCGTGCGGGCTGCCCCGTATCCTCGACCGCCCAGCGCACGGCCTTGGCCTCGACCTCAGCCACCCGCCGCGACCAGCCCCGCCCGAACACATCCCACGTGGCCAGCCGACGCTTGAACGCCAGCCGCGCCGCGCAGGCCGCCCTCACAGCCTCGACCACGCGCCCGGCAGCCCTGACCGTTTGAGCTGCGCTGATCGTCTCAGGGCCGATCGCGCCATCCACGCGGATGGGCTGCCCTGCCGCAACGATGCCGCGCTGCAGCCACTCGATTCCGCGACGGGGGCCGGCGTTCACACCCGCATCCATCGCCACAAAATCCAGCCCGGCCGGAAGCTCGTCTCCACGCACCGGCGCCCAGTAGCGCGCCCGGTAGATCGCCATCGCCTCGGTGCGGGTCAGGTTGCGCACATCGTCCTTGGTCACCGGGCGCCCGCGCCAGTCGGCCAGCGTGCGGTGAGTGATCCCCATGTTGGTGGCTCCGCCGGGGTCGCGCGGGTGGTCCACATAGCCCCCCTCGTGACGGAACACCTCCGCCATGACTCGCTCGAACCGCTGCGCTGCAATCATTCTTCGTCCTCCCCCTTGCGCCGACGCGCAGCTAGCGCGCTTCGTTCGATCAAGCGAAGCACCTGATCGAGCTTGTTCTCCATTTCTCGAACACGCTCTTGCAGCACGGCGATCGTTCGATCCAGCTCGGTCAGCTTGAGGTCGCTCGCGGTCGTGCGGGTGTCTCGCTCCATGTTTCGCTCCCGCAAGCGATCAAGGTCTTTCTGCACGTCGTGCAGACCGGCTGCCACACTGGCACGCAACTCCGCAATCCCGCGCATGACGCTCCAGTAGGCCGCCGCCGCAGCCCATACTGCGACGACCATGGCCACGATCAGGCCCGCAAGGGCACCGACGGAAACGCTCCATACCTCTGGCAGTGTAACCGTCATCTGCGCCCTCCAACTAGTTCAGGTGTCTACTCGCTCCAAGGGCGAACGGCAAGTGCGGTCAGCGGTCAGACAGGCACGATCTTGTCGTAGATCACGGCGTTGAAGTCGCCTACAAGAACATCCATGGCGTAGACAGCGTAGGTGAAGTCCTTGAGGACTTTCAGGCTGAAGTTTCCAGAGCCATCGCTGACTGCGTCCCAATGATAGCCCGGGTCTTCGCGGGCGACTGCCCGAACGGTTCGGCCGCTCTGGGGGGTTCCGTTGACCTGAACTTGTCCCGAGATGGTGCCTACGAAGTTCGGGGCCTCATCGCTGTCGGTCCCGACCGAAAACGCCATTCCGAGGAAACCAGGCCACCCCGTTCCAGTTCTGCAAAGAACGGGGTATCCGTCAGCATTCACCGTTATGCTAAGGGTCGTGTCGATGTCCCAAGAGCCCGGCTCATTCTGCTGAAACGACCAAGCCTTGCAGCGAACGCGGGTTGAAGCCGCGCCGCCCGTAACCTTTAGCCTGCACAGGATCGGGCGCGTATCCCGCCCGAGGGAAACGAGGTTGATGTTGCCGACCGTCGCCGAGTTGCCGCTGGTGTTTCTGCGTTCGACGTAAAGCCTGCCGTCCCCCCAAAGATAGGCCCAAATGTTCCCATTCGGTTGAGTGGCCCAGGAAGCGGTGGAACGGCACATTACTGCGCTGTTTTGACTGACGTTGGGGCCGGGAAGAACCGCAAGGATTTCGTGATCCTGGGTCGCGGTATCGTTCGCGGTAATGCGCAGCGACATTCCGTTCCCACTACCGCCCTCGCGCGCAAAGCATCCGGGAAACTCATACCAAGGTCGCCAGTTCGTCAACCCCGTCCCAAGCGTCAAATCGCTGAACGCAGAGTTCCCTGCGGGAATAACCGTTCCGTCAGTCTGAAACCGTGACGGAAAGATTTTCGTGAATTGAGCCATTTTTTCCTCAGTTGGTAAAGTTCAAAATGACGTTGTCGCCATTCGGCGGTGTGTAGGTTCCGGTGAAGTTCAGGATGACGTTATCGCCATTCGGCGGATCGTAGACCTGCTGGATCACCGGAAGCGTCGCGGTCAGCAACCGCAACCCGCCGGGAAAGTTCCCGACAAGCAGACCGTTTCCTCCCGACAGAGCGATTGTCACGGCACGCCCTCCCACGCCGGAAGGGCGGCCAGCACATCATCGAGGCTCGGTACCTCTTGGGCCGCGAGAGCTTGCGTCTGCACCTCGAAAGCCGCTAGCCAGACCGCGTCGCGCCATGCCACGAAAGCCTGCGCCTCAGCCGCCCACTGCGGCACGGTCGAGCTGACGTAGCCAGCCAGGTGCGCGGCCGAGTTGTAGCCGAGCTCCCGGGCCTGCGCCTCGACCCGGGCGTCGATAGCCGCCGCGATGTCGCGCTCGGCCGCGGCGCGGGCCTCAGCCGCCAGCTCGTCGGAGGTGCGGATGGTCAGGGCAAAGGTCATGCCGGGGTCCTCGCGCAGGGGATGGCGACGGGGCCGTCCCCGGCCTCGACCGTCCAGGGGCTGTCGGGCTGGTCGGGCGCGGCGGTCGGGCCCAGAAACACGCGCACCGTGGCGTGAATCGCGCCCCCGTCACGGCGGATCGGCCCGACGAAGGGGTGATCGCCCTCGGGCCATCCCTCGCCGCCCTCGGGCACCGGAGACAGGTCGTAGGGGATGCCATCGACCGTCAGCACGTCGCCTAAGACGAAAATCGTCGTCTCTGGACGAAAGGCGCTGATGGGGCTCAAGGTCAGGATCATTGTGGCCTCCCTCAATACCAGCGCCCGATGGCAGTCATCTGCACCTTGGTGATTTGCGTGATCGTCGTGGCGTGCACATTCCTGAAGGTGAATCTCCACGGCACCGAATTAGATGTATAGCTGTCGTCTACCAGTGCATTCGGCAGTCGGGCGCCGCTGCCGGTGGTGGTCATTCCGTCATAGTTTCGGCACGGCTGCCCGGAAAACTCCGCCGGGAAATCGTATTGCGGGGAATTGTAAATGCCGTTTGTCGCGACACTGAGGCCGGTGATAGTGAAAGGATCACGCCAGCACGTCATTTGGCCTGTTTCCAGACGCTGAAATCTTCCATTTCCATTGGACCCGATTTCAGGCCAGCGCCGTAGCACCCAGAAAGTCCCGTCGAATACTGCCTCGGTCTCGACATCTGTGCGAATATAGCCCGAAGGCAGAGCCACTCCAGTGACGGTCCGGCAAGCGATGGACGAGCCGCCGTCCAGCGCAATGGTGGTCGCGCCGGTGTTGGCCGCCGTCGCGCGGAAGCGCAGCTGCAGGCCCGTGGGCGGGGTGCCGGTGAAAACTGGGGACGGGCCGGTCTGCAGGGTGATGGAATTGGCCGTGCCGCCGATTGTCATGCGCCGCGACGGGCTTGCGGACAGAAGATTCGCGCTGTCGCCCGTCTTCAGCAGCCGACCGGCGGTGTTGTCGGTCGCGCTGGTCGTCACGGCCGCGGTGGCGGCAGTGCCCAGCCCCAGGTTGGTGCGCGCAGCGGCGGCCGTGCTGGCACCGGTGCCGCCGTTGGCGACAGGTAACACTCCGGTCAACGTGTCCACCGGTTGAGTGCCGGTGTGCGTGCTGCGGTCGCGCAGGGCCGCCGCGGTCTCGGTCGCCGCACTACCCAGCCCCAGGTTGGTGCGCGCGGCGGCTGCCGTGCTGGCACCGGTGCCACCGTTGGCGACAGGTAGTTCGCCAGTCAGTGTGCTGACCGATTGCGTGCCAGTGTGGGTGCTTCGGTCACGCAGGGCCGCCGCGGTCTCGGTCGCCGCGCTGCCCAGACCCAGGTTGGTGCGCGCGGCGGCGGCCGTGCTTGCACCGGTGCCGCCGTTGGCGACAGGTAGTTCGCCAGTCAGTGTGCTGACCGACTGCGTGCCAGTGTGCGTGCTGCGGTCGCGCAGGGCCGCCGCGGTCTCGGTCGCCGCGCTACCCAGCCCCAGGTTGGTGCGTGCGGCCGCGGCCGTGCTGGCACCGGTGCCGCCGTTGGTCAGTGCCAGAAGGCCGGTCACGGCTGCGCTCTGATCCAGGGCCACGGCGCCGAAGCCGATTTCGCTGCCCGAACGGCGCAGCACCTGATGATCGCTCGCTGCGGCGATGTCGGCCACCGCACCCGCGCTGTCCGTACTGCGACCAATCACGCTCAGCGCGACGCCATCGACAAGAGTCGCTCTGGAAATCGAGCCGGCAGGCAGCGACCCTGGCGCAGTCTGCACCAGCTCCCCCGACCCGTTCAGCCCGAGGAAATTGGTCAGTGCCTCCGCAGGAGCGGTGTTGACGTTCTGCGACGGCGGCGGAGTTCCCGCAGGGCCCTGCGGCCCCTCAGGCCCTTGCGGACCAGTTGCGCCAGTCGGACCAGCAGGGCCAGCAGGGCCAGCAGGGCCAGGATCGCCTTGCGCGCCTTGCGGCCCTGCAGGGCCTGTAGCACCCTGCGCGCCAGCCGGGCCTGCCGGACCTTGCGGCCCCGCAGGTCCTTGCGGACCAGTTGCGCCAGTCGGGCCAGCAGGGCCAGGATCGCCTTGCACGCCTTGCGGCCCTGCAGGGCCTGTAGCACCCTGCGCGCCAGCCGGACCTGCCGGACCTTGCGGCCCCGCAGGTCCTTGCGGACCAGCTGCGCCAGTCGGACCAGCAGGGCCAGGCGGGCCTTGAGGACCGGTCGCGCCTGTCGCGCCGGTCGGCCCAGCAGGCCCCTGCGGACCAGTCGCGCCTGTCGCGCCTGCAGGTCCTTCAGGGCCCTGAGGGCCTGCAGGACCCTGCACCTGACCTGCGTTCACCCAGTCCGTGCCGTTCCAGACCCAGAGCTCGCCGTCGATCAGGTAGCCGTCGCCTAGCGTCGCAGACCCTGGGAGGTCGCCTACGTCATCCAGCTCCCCCAGCAGCGTGAGTCCTGTGCCTTGCGGTCCTTGCGGGCCGACGGGGCCGGCGGGACCAACGGGGCCTTGCGGGCCGACGGGGCCGGTCGGCCCCTGCGGACCTTGCGGACCTTGCGGACCTTGCGGACCTTGCGGGCCCGCGGGGCCAGCCGGGCCTGCCGGGCCGACAGCACCTGGAACCCCCTGCGGACCGGTCGCGCCTGTCGGACCCTGCGGACCAGCCGGACCAGCCGGACCAGCCGGGCCTGTCAGACCAATGGGGCCTGCAGGACCCACGGCACCCGGAGGTCCGGCCGGACCAACGTCACCCGGAGGCCCAGGGTTGCCCGGAGGCCCCGCAGGGCCCGCAGGTCCGGGAGGGCCCTGCAGCCCCGGATCACCCGCAGGGCCTTGCGGCCCGGCAGGGCCTTGCGGGCCGGTTGCTCCGGTCGCGCCGGTCGGCCCAGCAGGCCCCTGCGGACCAGCCGGACCAGCCGGGCCAGCCGGACCTGTCAGACCAGTGGGGCCTGCAGGCCCCTGCGGGCCGGTCAGACCAGCCGGACCGACCGCACCCGGAGCGCCATCCGCGCCCGGCGTTCCCTGCGGACCTGCGGGGCCGGGCGGACCTGCGGGGCCTGCGGGGCCTGGGGGTCCTTGGGGGCCGGGCGCACCGGCGGCACCTGCAGGGCCTTGAGGGCCAGCCGGGCCAGCCGGGCCAGCCGGGCCAGCCGGGCCGATCGGACCAGGCGGGCCGGGGTCGCCTTGCGGGCCGGGCGGCCCCGCAGGGCCTTGCGCTCCGGGCGGGCCGCCAGACTCGATGACGAGTTGATCTGCTTGCGGCACCGGGATGAAGACGGTCTCGGCCGATCCCTCGACGATTTCCAGCGTGCTCACGGCGTGACCTCCGGCCGCGTGACCTCCGGCGTGACGCGCACAAGCCCCTCCAGAATGCGTCGCACCGTGCCATCGGTGTGCTCCAGCTCCAGGTCATAGACCCCGGTCTGAGGCGCCGGCAGCGTGGCGGTCTCGTCTGCCTCGATACGAATGCTGATCGTGCCGGCCGGACCGCCCAAGACAATGCCCCCACCCACATCCGAGGTCAGGCTGACCCACACGGCCTCGTCCTTGTGCCTGCGCCGCAACTGCATCCGCGCCGACCAGTCGGTCAGGTCGACCGGGTTGCCGTCCACCCTCCACGTGAGCGCGAGAGTATAGGTCGCGCCCTGATGGACGGTGATCGGGTAGTTCGCGACGTTCATCCCGGACTCCTTGGCTCAGAAGTTTGCGAACCGCAGCGCATTCTGCCCCATGAGGTCTTGCGGCGCCAGCCCCAGCGGTGCCCCCATCGCCTGCGCCATTTCGCGTCGCCGGACAGCCTGCTGCACGGAAGTCGCAAGATTCGGCCCGATGCGGAAGGCCGGGGACACATTCGCGTCGAACTCCCTGACGCGCTCCAGCGCCGCCCGCAGCGCCTCCTGGTCGCCCGTCTGCACCGCCCGCGCGACAGTCTGGCGGATCCGCGTCGCCGAGCGTCCCAAGACACCCCGACGCGCTGACGCAGCGAAGTTCGCCTCGCTGTACTCGGCCCGCTCGGCCGGGGTCAGGCCGAGCGCCTGCCAGACCACCATCATCGCCGACGGCTCGATCGGCAGCAGGTTCCCCCGCCGGTCGACGATGCCCTCCTGCGTGTAACGCACCGCCTCCAGAGGGTTTCGCACGGCCACCGGCAGCGCCTCTCGCATCCCGCCCAGAATGTCGCCGTCCGCGATCCGCTGCCCGCCTTTCAGCATGCCCTGCAGGATGCTGAACGCCGAGCCGTAAGTCCGCGCAGCCATGTCGTTCAGCGCGTCGTCCCAGTCGCGACGATCCGCGATGAGCTGCGAAAACGGCAAGATGTCGGCCGCTCCGATGCGGCCCGAGATGTCGAACCCGACCGCACGCGGAAGCCCGCGCGCCAGCACCTCGGCCACGTCCTGCCCGAAGATGTCGGCCAGGAAGTTCCGGTAGGCGATCCTGGAGTCGAACGGCTCCTCGTCGTCGCTCAGCAGCTCCTTCAGCGCGTCGATCGCGCGGGCGATCACGGTGACGAACGGCAGGCCCAAAGACCCGGCCAGCACGGTCATGGAAGCCATGTGCGACGCCAGCCACCGCCGCGCTGCCGCCCTCTCCTGCGGAGTAGCCGCCGAGCTGATGAATGCTGTGCCGATCTCCCGGCTGTACTTCTCCAGCATGAGGAACTGGAAGCTCAGGAACGCCGTAGCGAGAGGCGTGAACTGCGCTGCGAGGCCTTGCTTTCCGAACGCCCGAGCCCGGTTGCTCTCGGTATAGTCCAGCATCGCCTCGCGCACGACATCGGTCGCATACTCGACAGCCTGGTCCGCAGTCTTGCCCTGTTTCAGCGCAACCTCACGCGCAGCCAGCGCAGCGGTCAGTCGCGTCATGGTCTCCAGGTAGTAGCTGCTCGACGACGCCCAGCGCATCGTGGTGTCGAACTTGCCTTCTGCTCGGCCCTCGGCCACCCGGCCAAGCTCTCGCGAGGCCGACCCGATGTCGATCGACCCGCGCAGATACATCCGCAGAATGAACTGCTTGAGCTCCGCGTCCTTCGCCGGATCCGGCAAGAGCTGGATCTTGTCCAGGACTTCGGTCGTGACCGTGGCGTCCGCGCCGTAGCGTGCGAATCCGCGCTTCTTGGCGTCCGCGATCACCGCCTTGGTGATCTGGAACGCCGGGCCGAACCCACGCTGCATCGCTCCGAAGGCGTCCTTGTAGCTCATCCCGCTCTTGACCAGCTCGGGCCAGAGGTTGGTCTGCAGCTGCGTGATCTGGGTCAGCCAGTAGCCGGGGTTCCAGGCCAGGAAGTAGTTATGGTTGAACGCCCGCATGGCGTCGATGAAGTTCGTCGCCATGGTGTCCGGCGCCGTCGCTTCGCGCTTCATCAGCTCGCGCAGAACCGTGGTCATGGTCCACTTGCTCGAGTCGCCCGCGCGTGCGTTCGAGACGGCCGTCGTCATCTCGTTGATCGCGTCTCCCGTGATGTTCGCCGCCAGTCGCGACGCAGCCGAGTTCGAGGCGACCTGCATCCGCAGGGCGAAGGCCCGCAGCATGTCCTTGTCGAACCCTGCCTTGAAGCCTCGCCGGGCCATGACCTTCGCCACCGAGGAGTCCGGCAGGCGAGCCAGGAACGCAGCCTTCAGGTCGGCCTTCAGTCGTGCGACGTACTCCGCCTTGACGGCGCTGGTCTCGGGCGTGTCCGCCGTCGTGGGGGCGTTCCGCGCCTCCACTTCAAGCAGCAGGCTGTCCAGCGTCTTCCGCGCGGACTCAGGCAGCTCCGCCAGAGGGTCCACCTCGCCGGCTTTCGGCGGCACCTTGTCGTCGACGACGCCCTCGGCCATCAGGTCCTGCGCCATCTTCTGGATCGTGTCCGCAGCTGCAGGGCTCTCCACGCGGATGAACACGCTCGACCCGTCCGCGTTCTCGCTGAGGACCACGTTGTCCATCCCGATCGCCTTGAGGCGCTCCTGCACCACACGCACGGCCCTGGGATCCGGCAAGCGCGTGTTGTTGGGGCCAGGCACCGAGCGCAGCTGGAACGAAGCGTAGTATTTCCCGAACCGCCCGAGGTGGAAGTAGGGGTAGTCGTTCATCGCCCGGACTTCGTGCTCGATGCTGTCGACCTCCTCGCGAATTGCACCAACCATGGACGAGAACTTCAGCATCTGGGGGTCCGTAGCCTTGGTCGTCGTCTGCTGCGCAACGAACGCCTTGGTCTGCACAAGCAGCTCCTTGAGCTCCTTGTCCCAGAACTGCTCGATCTTCTGCGGGCTACCCTGGATCCGGTGCGCTTCGGCAAACTTCAAAATCGGGTTCGACCCCGCCGCCTGGATTCTCTGCCGGATCTCGGGCGTAGCCCGGATCAGGTCGTACAGGTCCATTGTATGCTGCTGCAGGTAGGTCGCGCGCATGGTGTGGACCATGTTGTCATACGCGCTCAGATTGCCATCCCGAGCCAGCCGGTTGCGTGCCTCTACCAGCTTGGCATGCTCCGACCGCCGCGCCGCGCGCTCCGCAGGCGTCAGGTGCGCATGATCCTCCAGCCTCTTGCCGGGGTCGAGCTGCAGGAACGTGCCCGTCATCAGGTCCAGCGTATCCTGCTGGGCCGTCGGGCTCAGCTTGGCAAAGCTGTCCATCGCCTGGTTGGCGACCCGGCCGATGATCTCGCGCACCGACGCGCGCAGGTCTCGACCACGCTGGAACTCCTTGAGCGCGTTGGTTTGCCGCCCGTCTCGCGTGGTGATCTTGAACAGATCGCCGTAGGTGTTCACGAGATGACCGAGCGACTGATAGTACACCCCGGCCGCCCGGGCCGCCTCGCGCACATTCGTGCTCTGAGCCCGGTTCGTGACACCGGTGACCGCCTTGATCAGACGCTGGACGATCGTCTGGTCGCCCTGCGGTGTGTCCGGGACGCCGCTGGCCGCCACTGAGGCGAGGCGCAGGATCGGCGCCGCCAGCACGGGATCCTTGTACTGCTTCGCCAGCTCGGCGATCTGGCTCGGAGTAGCGACAGGGCCGACCGCCCGTCGAGCCGGGCGACCCATCGCAGGCGTGCTCAGATCCCGCTCGACACTGCCCTGCGCCATCGCCAGCTCGTGTGCCTGAGCCATGATGGCGCGGATCTGCGCCTCCGAGAACTGCACCTTGAGCCCGAGCCGCCGGGCAAAGTCCGCGATGACCTTCTTCATGCGGTCGAGCAAGGTGGCCCGGATCGGGCCGCCCTCCGACATGGTCGCCAGCGCCTCCTCCACGCGCAGATGCAGAGGCAGATCGCCGTACGATCTCTGGAACACATCCGGGGAGTAAGACGCCTCCCACTCCTGCACGAGGTCGCGCACACGCTGGCTGTTCTCGTAGAGGTTCTCCAGCACGTCCGCCCGCGCGCGGCCATACAGCAATCGCAGCCCCCGGTGCCCGAGCACCTCGTGAAACAGCGTCCCAACCGCCAGCATGGGGTGCTGATGCGCATCAGCGACGATGTAGACATCTCCGTTGGTGTCGATCACCCCAGCCGTATCTGCATCTGCCAGACCGGCCGGCAGATCGGCGTAGGAGTCGACCACAACGACGTTCCCGGGCGCGGCAGCCCACCCGCGGGTCGCTTGCGCGATGTAGTTGCGAATCATGTCCGCCCGACCAGGCAGCGGGCTCCCTGCAGGCGACACATCCGCAACCGACTCGAACTCAGCATCGAATACCTTGTTCGCGCGGCGCATGATGCCGCGCTCGGCATCATGATACCGGCGCACACCTTCCCGGGCAGTCTCGATCGTCCTGCCCACACGCTGGTTGTTCAGGTAGAAGCCGTCACGTCGCTTGTCGAGGCGGTAGGTCACCCCGTCCGCCGTAGTCATCTCGAATGTGTTGCCCTTCCGGGCCTCACTCACGATCACAGCCGGCTTTTGCGCAGCCTGGGCCTGCCGCCGCTCAACAGCACCCTGCTGAAGCCGCGCAAGGGCCTCAGGCGACCCGCGCTCCATCCACGGCTCGCGGCTTGCCAGCACCTGCTCGCCGATCTGCTCGCGCGCCTGCCGCTCGGCCGCCAGTACGTCGGCATCCCGCCGCTGCTGCTCCGCCGCCGCAAGCTCCTGCTGGCGCTGACGAGAGAGCCGCGCCTGCGCCTCCGCCTGCGCCTGCCGCTCTTGCTCCTGCTGCAGCCTCTGCTCTGCCGCAGCCATCGCCTCGCGGAGCCGATCAGCCATGATCGGGTTGCGCTGTTCTGCCTCCCTCAGCTCAGCTCGCTTCGCCCGAACATTCTCTCGCAGCTGGGCAAGCATTTCGGCGTTCTGTTGCGCCAGACGCTGCTCCACAGCTTGCTGACGCGCGGCGCGCACGTCAGCATCCCGCCGCTGCTGCTCCGCTACCTCGAACTCTTGCTGGCGCTGACGAGAGAGCCGTGCCTGCGCCTCCGCCTGCGCCTTCGCCTGTGCCTCCTGCGCCTGCCGTTCTTGCTCTTGCCGCAGCCTCTGCTCTGCCGCAGCCATCGCCTCACGGAGCCGATCAGCCATGATCGGATTGCGCTGTGCTGCCGCCCTCAGCTCAGCTCGTTTCGCCCGAACATCCTCTCGCAGCTGTTCGAGCATCTCAGCGTTCTGTCGCGCCAGAAGCTGATCCGCAGCTTGCTGACGTGCGCGCCGCACGTCAGCATCCCGCCGCTGCTGCTGCGCCGCCTCGAACTCTTGCTGGCGCTGACGAGAGAGCCGCGCTTGCGCCTCCGCCTGCGCTCGCCGCGCCTGAGCCTCTTGTAGGCGCGCTGCCATGAGCGGGTTGCGTTCCGCCTCAGCTTGGGCCCGAGCTTGAGCCTCCGCCTGCTCCCGGGCCCGCTCCTGAGCCAGAGCTGCTGCCATATCGCGTCCGCGCTGGCGATCTCGCATGCGCGCCTCGACCGCGGCCCGCGCTTGCGCTCGCCGGGCTGCTAGAGCCTGCTCTCGCGCCTGAGCCTGAGCCGCAGCTTCTGCAGCAGCTCGACGCTCCGCCACCACGCGCTCGTACATGTCCTTGCGGGCCATGAGCGCGTTCATCTCTTGCGTCATCGCCCGAAACTGACTCGCGGACTCCTGCGTGCGCAGGCCGGTCTCTCGCCGAAGCTGGTCTCGCTGAGCCTCCAGCGCACCGATCTCCGCATCGAAGTCCCGCCCGACACCGAGCGCATACGAAATCCGCTGCAGCACCCGCGATAGATCGCCCTCGGTTTTCGGGTCGAAGTCTGGAGCGTTCGTACGCTCCAGCCCGTCCAGCACCGCATTGAGCAGCTCCTCGGGCGAGGTAACGCTCAGCCTCTGAGCGAACTTGGACCTCGGCGACAAGCCCATAGCCTGCGCGATCGACGACATCTCTTGGCGGATGGCCGCCATGCCGTCGCGCTCGGCGCGCTGAGCGAGTAGAGTTTCCCCGTCGAACAGGTCGCCCTGCTGGCTGGGCCGCGCAAACCGCCGCTGATCCTCGGTGCCCTCCGCCTGTCGCGCTTCGACCTCCGCGCGCTCAGCATCCCGACGCCGCATTTCCGCCTGAAGCATCTGCCGCAGGCGCGTAGTCTCCCGAACTTCCTGAGGACGCTCAGCTGCAGCTTCCTGTTTGCGCGCCTCAAGGAACCGCGCCTCCAGCTCTCGATCCGAAAGCGTCCCGAAGGGCCGCTGCGGGCCCATCTCCTGCACCCCGAACAGCGACCGTTGAGCAGGCCGCGGCGGCTGTGCAAGCGCCGGTGGCGCCGGAGGCGGCGCCACCCCGGGAAACAGGTCGCCCTGCTGGCTAGGCAGCGCATACTGCTGCTGGTCCACGACGGGCTGTGCTTGCTCAGACTCCGCCGCCTCCCGCTCGCGCTGCCGCAGCTCGGCCTGCAGCATCTGCCGGGCCGTCACATCCTCTCGCGACGCCTGACCAGACAGCTCGCGCTGCTGGGCCGCCATCAGCTGCTCAACCAGCACCGGCGTCGGCACGTTCTGGAGCGTTCTGCCCGGCCCGGCCTCGCCGGGCTGCAATAGGCCGGGCTGCCGCGGATCAGGCTGCTCCGCCGACCCCAGCTCGGCATCGACCGTCTGGACGATGTCCTCGTTCGTGACCTGCTGCGCAGGCCGGCGCAGGGCGCCCAGAGTCCGCGCACCGCCCGAAAGCGTGCCGCCCAGAATGGCCCCGGCCATGCCCGCTTCGAGGATCTCCAGCGCGGCCTCGCGGTCGGTCAGCGACTGTCCGGCCTGCGCCCGCAAGATCGCCTGTTGGCCCGCCTCAGTCGGAGCCTCCGTCGCCGCGCCACGCGCCGCCGCCCCGGCAACATCCCGCGCCGTAGCCGCCGAGAAGAACGGCCGGCCCTCTGCGGTCGCGCGAGCGAAGCGCGTCGCCAGCCGCGCCTGCATCACGCCCGACAGCGTGTCGAGCGCAGCCGCCGGGACTGCGGCGCCGAATGCCGCCGCCTCGTTGATCGGCGCACCCAGGCCTTGGCGCTCGTTCTCGGCGCGCTGGGTCTCACGCGCCTCACCGGCCAGCATCGCGTAGTTGAACCCGGCCGAGGCTGCGGCACCGACGCGGAAGCCCTGCGCAGCTCGCATGAGCCCCCCGACCAGCGGAGCGCCCACTGACAGCGCCAACTGGGGGGCGTTCTCGCCGAGCAGGCTCACGAAGTAGCTCAGCGGGCCGTCCGACTCCATCGCGCGCGAGGCGTCGATCTGCGCCTGGTTGCGGCGCACGACATCCGCCCCATAATCGGCCAGCGCCCGGATGCCGGTGACGTTTCCGATGCCCTCGACCGCAGAGCCGAGGTTCTGCTGCATGATGTCGATGCCGCGCCCGAGCGCCCGGCTGACCATGGTCCCCGGAGGATCCTCCCACCGCCGCGGCCCGTCATACCTCGGCAAGCCGTTCGCGGCTGCGAACGGAGAGGTGTACTCGCCCGTAAAGGGGTTGGTGCTCATTGGCTGAACAGCCCGACCTGGTTATTGCCGGCGATCGGCCCGAGCAGCTGCAGCAGCTGCTGCCGCGCGGCCGAGGCCTGCTCCACGGTCGCATTCGGACCCGTATTTTCCAGGTACTCACGCAGCGCGAGCTGTCGCAGATCCTCGGTCGCCTGCTGTTGAGGCGTCAGCCGCGCGGGCGCAGCAGGCACCGCGCCCATCAGCTGGTCGATCTGGCGGATGTTCAGCCCGCCGAGAGCCTGCACTGCCCGGATCATGGCCTGCTCTTGCTGCTGCTGAGACGTGCCTGCCGACCGCTGAACGCCGGTATTCGGGGTCTTGGCGGCGGGCGCGGGCGCGGCAGCGGGTGCGGGCATGGTCGGCATGGGCACTCCCGGGCGAGCACCCACGAGCTCCAGAAACCGCCGATCTGCAGCTTCAGCACGTCGAAATTGATCTGCTCCGAAATCCGTCGCACCAAGCAACGACGCGCCATAGCCTAGTATGCGGCTACCCAAAGCGCCGCTAGCCGCTGCCGTCCGCGCAGCAGGGCGCGTAACCGTCTGCTCGACAACCTCCCTCGCAAGAGTCGGCAGAAACCCCGAAACCGCCTGCGCGCGCTGCGCGGCAGCGTCCATCACCGGCGGCGGAGGGGGCGGACTCTGTACAGGCGGTCGCTCCGGCGCACCCCCCGGAACCGGGGAGGCCATCTGCACGGCACCCCTCAGGAAGTCGAGAACCCTGTTGTCGGCCATGTCACGTCTCCCATGTCCACCCGCCACGACCGAAGCCCCAGCCTTTCGGGGCGAACATCTTCCGCAGCGTGACCTTGCGTGCCTCTGCCACCATCATCTCGAACGAGGTCCGAAACTCCGCAGCACGCTGGGGCAGACCTGCGTCGATGTCTGCCATTCGTAGCGCAAGATAGGCCGCCCAGTCCAGCATCGGCAGATGGAAGTCGCTCGGAACCTCCGGGGTTGCGTCCAGGTTGTTGACCGAAAGCCGGTCAATCGGCATCCGCACGACGCGCAGCAGCACCGGAGTGAGCGCGTCGACGCGCGGAGCCGGGAAGACGCGCAGGATCGGAGCATCGAACGAGTCGGTCTCGGTCGCCGAGATGCTCTCGTCCGTCGAGTAGGCGATCACCCTGCCCGGAGGAAGGCTGGCGTAGGACGCCACGCTATGGACGTGCTGGTCCGGGGACTGGTACCCGTTCAGGAGCGCGTGGCCGACCCGGACGAGGTCGCGCGCGCTGTCCTCCAGCCGCGCAGAGACCACCGCCACCACCGAGGGGTGCAGCTCATACTCCTCGACCCCTTCAAGGAGCGGGACGCGGCACACCTCGGGGGTGCGCGCGTCCCGAATGACCAGGCCCTGCCGCGCCAAGCGGCGCTGTGCCTCGTCGATATAGCGCACGAGCGTCGCGTCGCTCCACAGCAAGTCGCTGTCACCCTCCACCCGGTGCGACCGATCGTGAAGGATGTTCTCGCGCAGCTCACGGAGCAGCTCGCGCAAGGTCACGTGTTACCCTCGCCGACTCAGGATGCGGAACGGCAGCCGCGTGCGGTCCCGATAATCGACGACCTGCCGCGTCTGCGGGTCCACGACGGGCACCCTCGTGACTGCGTTCTGCAGCACCTCGACGACGCCCTGCGGCACCTCGACCTCCTCGCCCGGCCGGATGATCCAGGTGCGCCCGTTCAGGCCGACAAACTGACCGGTGGGCGGGATTTCCTCGGACTCCTCCAGGATGATCCGAACCATCTGCTCGCCCTCGGGCGTTGAGACCCGCGGCGCCTTGGTCTTGGTCCTGGTCTTGGTCTTGGGCTGCGCCACCAGGCCGCCAGGGCCGTCGTCATCATCCATGTCGCTGAGGTTGCTCAGCAGGTCGTCTTCGTCGTTCACTTCACGCTCTCCTTCATGGCCTTCGCAAAGGCGGTTGTGTACGGGTCCTCCGAGGACATGTCGCTCAGGGCCTTCTTGACGAACTCCACCACGGAGTCGATCGTCTCGAACGAGAACTTCAGCTGCGGGTCCCGCCACGGGGCCCTCTCCTTGCGGTTCTGCGCCTCGATCTCGGGGTCCCGCACGCAGACGATGAACCCGTTGCCGGTGCGCTCGATGCTGATCGGGTCGTTGTATGCCATTGCGGAGATCGCTTTCGTGTGTGCGAGAGGGGCCTGCAAGGGCCCCTCTCTGGTCAGTCCTGAGCCGCGTAGTGCCAGGTCTGCGCCGCACCGGCCGGGGTCGCGGCCAAGGTGAAGCCTTCGTCGGTCAGCGTGATGTGGCCGGTCTGGATCGTGCCGGTGCCCGCCGCGACCTGCCGGAACGTCGCTCCGGCGTCCATGCTCGCGGTCTTGACGAGCACGGTGGGCGTGGTCGCGTTGATCAGCTCGACCCGACGCGGGCGGAAGCCGCAGATCACGGTGATGAGCTCGGCAGGGTCAGGCGTGGTGAACGAGCCGGTCGCCAGGTTGGCCAGACCGGCCGATGTGTTGCGGGGAAGCGTGGTGACGATCATGGAGGTTGCTCCTGGAAGGTGTGGGGGTCAGGGAGGGCCGAAGCCCTCCCCGGTTCATCAGGCACTGCAGGCCACTTCCAGGCGCACCATGAAGGCGTCCTGGAGGATGACCGTGCCGTGCCACAGCTTCCAGCCGACAGTCCCACGCTGGCCGAGGGGGTCGCCCGCCGCCGGCTTGGGGTTGACGACCATGGGCGTCATCGACGACTTGCCCTTCAGCGGCACGATGCCGAACGCATCGCGCGCGAAGTACAGGATCGGATACACGTCCGCGTTCGACCCCGTGCGCCGGAACGCCGCCGAGACCGCGCCGCCCTCGCCCAGCCAGGGCTCGAAGACCGTCGAGGACAGATAGCGCACCTGCTCGACCGAGCCGATCTCGCCCTCGAACGGCGAGGTGTGCGAGCCGTAGTCCGCGACCGGCTTGAACCCGGTCATCGAGCGGATGTCCGACTCCAAGTCCGGGTGGCAGATCGCCATGTACGCCGCCTCGACCGACTTGGTGTTGAAGTCGGGGGTCGAGGCCACGACCGAGCTGATCTTGCGGGCGTTCTGGCGGTTCAGCGCGGTGGTGACGCGCCGCTGGTCGGCCAGCGAGATCGCGGTAACGATGCCGCCCCGCGTACCGACCAGGTTGGCCAGGAACACGTTCAGCCCGGCCCGCAGCACGTTGAACCGCAGCGTCTCGACGGTCACCGCCGCCTGCTCGCCCAGGATCTCGGTAGCCTGGTTGAGGATCGGGTCGGTGTGGGTGTCCATCACGACATCGGAGATCGTGATGAAGTCGCCGTACTGCTGCAGCGTGACGGTGTAGTCCTGGTTCGCCAGGCGGTTGCCCGCCGGGGTCACGCCTTCCAGCAGCGGGGTCGTCGCCAGCGGGATGAAGAAGTTGCCTGCGCCCGAGCCGGCCGAACCGCCGGCGCCCGTCAGGAAGTACCGGCGAAACTTGGCCACGTTGGTGTTGTTGGTCGGCAAGACGTAGGTCTGGCCGAACTTCTCGATGTGCAGGTAGGGCATTGCACGCTTCAGCATGCGGACGACCGAATACGCTGCGATGGCAGGCGAGATGTCGCCGTAGGCGGTGATGCTCATTGGGGGCTCCTAGAGGGTGTCACGGGTTCGCCGCGAACTTCGCAAACGCCTCCTCGAAGTTTCCGAGGTCGAGCGTCGGCGAGACCGGGGCTCGCTTGGATCCGACTGGGGCCAGCGCGGCAGCCGCTTTCTTGGTCGCCGGGGGCAGCTCGGGAGTCTTCTGCCGGGGCTGCGTCTGCCCCATGTTGCCCTGCGCGGTCGCGCCCGACTCGCGCTTGAACCGCTCGATCAGGTCGGCGACCTCCTCGACGGTTCCCTGTTCGATAACATGGTTGTATGCCGTTTGCAAATAGGCCGGCTGCTTCGCGACCCATTCGACCACACGATCCCGTACCTGGTCATAGTCCCCGACTTTCGACTGCAGGTCTGCCAGGTGGGTGCGCGTTGACAGCACCTCCACAGTTTCGGCGATCGGTCGGAGGTGCTTGGAGATCTCCTCGAACACGTACCCGACGAGCTGCCGGTACTCGGCCCGGCGCGCGAGCTGCTCGGCCCGCGCCACATCGGGCCAGTCCTTCTGGTAGGACTCCAGCAGCTGGCGCTCCTCCGGGGTGTAGATGTCGGGCTCCTGGGCAGCGGGCTGCTGGGCAGCAGGCTGTGCCGCCGGAGCCGGCTCAGCCTTGCGCACCAGCGCCGCGAACCGGGCCAGCAAGTCGTCGTCGGAGAGCGTGTCGTCCTCGGCTGGAGCCCCGCTCTCCTCGACGGGCGCCTCCTGGCCCTCTGCGGGCGCCTCCTGCGCCTCTGCGGGCGCGTCCTGAGCCTCCTGCGCCTCTGCGGGCGCGTCCTGCGCCTCCGCGGTCGCGTCCTGAGCCTCCGCGGGCGCTCCCTGAGCCTCCGCAGGTGCCCCCTCGTTCATCAGCGTCGCGAAGGCGGTGTCGAAGTCATCGGCCGGGGCAGCAGCGTCGTTCATAGGGTCGGTCCTTTGCTATAGGGTCCGGCCGCGAGCGGTCGGGTCAGCTGGTCCAGCATCTTGCGATACGCCTGCGCCTCACCTTGCAGCCGAGGGAAGTCCGTCTGGGCGCATGTTACCAGAGCTGTCTTGGCTTCTTCAAGCAGGAGATTCAGCCACTGCTTGAGCACCCGCACCTCGTGTCCGGTGCTCGCGGCCTGTAGCTGTTTCACCAGCTCAAACTGCTGGACTTTAGGTGTCGTCACCATTTCCGCCGCTCTCCATGGTCTGGGCCAGCATGTCCAGCATGATTTTCATCTGGGTGGCATCTGCGTTGGCCGCGTTCTTCTTGCTCTGGGCGATGTTCTTGAGGGCATCCGACAGGAGCTTGCGGATCTGGGCCTCGGCCAGCTTGCTCTGCTGCTCGGCCTGCTGCTGCACCCGCTGCTGGCCTGCCTTCTGCCGCCGCTCGACCTCATCCTCCGGCACCAGCATGTCCGCCAGGTCGCGCACATCGAAGCGCGCCTTGATGAACTTGCGGTCGTTGATGTGCAGCCGGTCCTCGGGGCTGAGGGTCGCCGCCATCTGGTCGAGCTGGATGCCGCGGACCTCCTTGGCGATCAGACTGGTCGCGCCGCGCGCGATCACGCTGTAGTCGCCCGGGCGGACTTTCGGGTTGAAGGTCCGGTTGAAGGCCACCAGTGCCTGGATCACCGACTGGGTGAAGCTGTCGAAGTTTCGCACGATGTCCTTGAACGGCAGCGCCGCGTCGGCGCGGAGCATGGAGGCCCCGGCTGCGGTCCGCATGGGCTCGGAGGCGCCGCGCTGCTCGCCCCCGGTGCCCGGCCCGACGAAGGTCTCCATGTCGGCGAACCGCATGAACAGCTCGATGACCTGCAGCAGCTCGTTGAGGTAGCTGTTGATGGGCACGTTCCGCACCGCCGGGACGTTGGCGTCCTGCCCGGTGCCCTCGCGGTACCAGATCTTGTGCGCCTCGACCTGTCCGATGTCCTGATCGGCGCGCAGCAGGTCGGTGTTGACCTCCAGGTTCGGCCCCGCGATGACCGAGCCGTTGTCGAGCACCATGCGCGCCGCCGCGCAGATCGCCATCTGGCTGTCCCGCATGATGTTGGGCAGTCCGTTGCCGACCGGCGCGGTGTCGTCCTCGTCGAACACGAAGGTGTGGATCTGGCGCATCTCGACCCCGAGCTTCCGCCAGGCGTTGATGTCGACCTTGATGACGAGGTTGTCGACCAGCCAGACCTCGGCCTCGATGTCCCGGTCGCGGTGCTCCTCGGGCACATCCACGCCGGCCTCGACCAGGGCCGTGCCGGACACCAGCCCGCGCCAGATGATGACCTCGTACCGCTCCGCGCCGCTCTTGGTGTCGGACAGCTGCGCCCGGACGCCCATGCTGCGCAGCTCGCTCTCGAAGCTGAGCGCCTTGTAGTTGCCCTGCGGGTGGCGCGCGATCACGCGCCTGATCTGGGCGCGGAGGAAGTCCGGCCGGTCCCCGAGCTTGCGCAACTGCCCGCGCGACATGATCTTGCGGGCGAAGTAGCCGTCCATCTCGTGGAGACTCTTGGCCGTCAGGTCGGGGTAGAAGTCCCAGACCGGCAGCACCTCGAACACGGGCTTGTAGCTGGTCCGCTGGTCCACGGTGGGCTGGCCGTTCTCGTCCACGTCCCAGACGGTGACCGTGGCTTCCTGTACCATGGGTCCTTCCAGCGCGCCCACCCCGTAGAGGATCCCTGACTTCACGACATGGCGGACCATGGTGATGTAGTCCATGGTCTGGTCCTTGCCGATCTCCTGCAGCTGGTCCTCGATCTCCCGCTCCAGCTCGGCCGCGCGCTCGGCGGCCAGGGCCTGCACGGCCTGGTGCACGGCCTCCCGCGACGGCGGGCTGGGCGGCACCCCGGCCGCCTCGTCCTGCCGCATCATCTCCTGCAGGAGCTGGCGGACCTCCTCGGGGTCGATGTCGGCCGACGGGCTGGCTTTCAGCTCCCAGTTCTTCTCGTTGCCGGGGAACATCAGGTTCATCAGCCGCGACAGCACCGAGATCGCCTTGACCCGCGTGATGCGCGGGTAGGCCCTCGACCGCCGGAGCGGGAGCTCCCTGTTCACCTCCGGGTCGTAGACGCCCAGGTACTGGCGCAGGTTCCTGAGCCACTTCCGCTCGATCTCGTGCCGGTCGCTGCGGTACTGCTCGAAGGTGCGCACGAGGTTCTGGCCCAGCGTCTCCAGGTCCGCCGGCTTCAGGTTCTGCGCCGGCGCGCTGTCGGGCCGAGCGGTCTCGATGCGGACGGCCTGCAGTGCGTTGTCGCTCATGGGGTCACCCGAAGTGATAGTTCGTGCCGGTCGACCTCAGCAGCTGCCGCGGCCCGGGCAGCAACCTGTGTCGCATCTCCCGCTCGGTTTGTCGATGGAAGTAGCGCGCGAGGTACCCGAAGGCGTCGCCCGGGTGGCTGTAGGCATTCTTCTCGGGCTCCAGGCTGCGCACCACGTCGCGCCTGTTGTCCAGCACGTAGCGCCACCCGCCCTTGAGCGCGCGCACCAGCACGGGGCATTCCCGTGCGTCCACCTGCAGCGCGGGCCCCGCCCCCGTCAACCGGGTCGCGAAGTGGTCGATGGCATCCAGCCGCAGCGGCAGGCGGTTGTTGCTTTCCACCTTCACGTCGAAGTACTTGCGCAGGATGTCCACGACGCTGCGGGCGTCCGTCGAGCTGCGCCCGCTGGCGGCCGGGTCCGGCGCCACGATCAGCTGGGCGTCCGGGAACCGCCGCCGGATGTACGGCCTGACGGCCTCCTCGATCAGCCGCACGACGCTGATGTTGGACCTGATCAGCTCGCCCAGCACGATCAGGCGCCCGTGCAGGTCCTGCTGCCCGAAGACGAACGCCGACCCGCCCAGCCCGGGGTCGAACCCGGCCACGAGCGGCAGCCGCGGGTCGTACATCAGGGGCTTGTTGCTGACGTGGACTGCAGGACTGAACGCGGGCACCACCGGCTTGCCGGCAACCGAATACCCCCACTCCACCTCGATGAACTGCTTCACCCAGGCCTGAGACTTCCCGATCGCCTGGTTGGTGTAGTACGCCGCCCCGCCCGGCAGGTTCTCCAGGTTCTCGGCGTCCGGGCTGAAGCCCGACGGCTGCACGAAGGTCGCCGCGTTCGACGGCAGCTCGGCGTGCAGGTAGTCGAACCACCAGTTGTCCTCGGTGTCGGTGTTCGACGCCCCCCACATCCCCCAGTTCGTCGCGCCGCCATCCCTGGCCGACGGGTAGCGCCCCAGTCGCGCAGACAGCGCGTCCACGACGGCGCGCGGGATCTGCACGAACTCGTCGATCAGGGCAAAGGTCACCTCAAGCGACAGCACCCGCGCCACGTCGTCCGCGGTGTCGAGCGCCCGGAACAGGACCTCGCACTCCACATCGTCGAACCGGAGCACGAACTTCTTCTCGGTCTCCTTCCACTCCCCTGCCACACCGTCGCGAAACCACGTGTTCCACGACGCGATGGTGGTGTCCTTCAGCTGCGGCATGGTGTTCCGCACGACCACGGCACGTGTCCGGCGGATCCCGTCCGGTCCGGGCGCCTGCAGCCGCGCCATGTGCACCAGCTTGAAGAAGATCGCCGTCGTCTTCCCCCCACCGACCGGGCCCAAGGCCCAGGAGTAGAACAGCTCGCCAGGCAAGCAATGCCGGATGAACCGCTTCAACGTCGGCGGCGGCGTATAGACGATCTGGCTCACAGGTTGACCTGAATGCTCAGGGTCGGACGCCCGGCCTCCGCCAGCTCCTTGCTGCCATCCAGCCCTGCCGCCCGGATGGTGAACTTGATCAGGTCCGCCCGGACACCAGGCGGGATCGCCGGGTTGTGGATCAGCGTCCACGAGGTCTTCAGCAGCTCCTCGGCCTGCAGCCGCGCCTTCAGCTTGAAGCTCATGCCGTCCCGACGGACAGCCTCCATCGCCCGCTTCAGGTCGGCCTGAAACGTCGGGTTGGCCGCCAGCTCCTCGAACTCCTCCCGCGTGAGTCCGTAGGCCTCGCAGATCGCCTTCGGCGAGTTGATCCGCAGCGCCAGCTCCACCGGCAGCATCGGCGGATACAGCTGGACCAGGCCAGTGTCATCGAAGTCCGCAGGTGTGGTGACCATGTTCATGTCCGGGAAGATAGCGCCTGCGATCCGGTCTGTCCAGTCGGGGTTGAGAGGAGTTTGCAACTTGTTGAGGGCTGATTTGGGGTTTTTCTGGGAAAATTTTCTACAGGTTGCTGATTTGTTTGGGGGTTTTGGCAGAGTTTGCTACAAGTTGTTGATTTGTTTGGGGTTTTTGGCTGGCGTAGATGGGGGATGGTCAAGCGGGCAAGCGGGGGCTCCAGACCCAACCCCCCTCGGGCCCCCTCGGGCCGAGAAAAGGATTCTTAGGACGGGTGCGGGTGCGCGGGTGCAAGTGCGGGTGCGGGTGCGGGTGCGGGCGCGGGTGCGGGTGCGGGTGCGGGTGCGGGTGCGGGTGCGCGGGTGCGCGGGTGCGCGGGTGCGCGGGTGCGCGCGGGTGCGCGGGTGCGCGGGTGCGCGGGTGCGCGGGTGCGCGCGGGTGCGGGTGCGCGCGGGTGCGGGTGCGGGTGCGGGTGCGGGTGCGCGGGTGCGCGGGTGCGCGGGTGCGCGGGTGCGCGCGGGTGCGGGTGCGCGCGGGTGCGCGGGTGCGCGCGGGTGCGCGGGTGCGCGAGGGGGAGGGGGAGGACGATTGTTTCCAATCCGCGCGGCGACATTTTCCAGGGCGGAAACGTGCTGCCTTAATTTCGCCACATTCCGAGTCGATACCGGCCTTGTCGCGGGAATGAACCCCGACGGAAACATCGGAGACTGACTATGCCTACCTACCTTTCCGCCCGCGCCGTTGGCGCCATGGCGCGCGACATGGACGCACGTCTTTATGACGCTGCCCGCCATGTCTTCATGGCCACCGCCACGAATGGCGTTGCCTGTGGCAGCACCTGCGCTGATTTCAAGCTGGGCTATGTGCTTCGCTATGGCAAGCTGGCTGCCAATCAGGCCAACCTGGCCATCATGGCCAAGTGGCACAAGGCGCCCGACTCCCGCCCCGACTGGTACAAGGCTGCCGACAACGCTGCGCGCAGCGCCCTGATCCGGCTTCTGGCTGCGCTTGAGCTGCAATCGCCCTCCAAGCAGGGCGGCAAGCGGGGCGCGCGCACCCCGAAGGCTGACATCTCGGATGCTGACACCTCGGATGCTGCCGCCCCGAAGGTTGACGCCCCGAAGGCTGACGCCCCGAAGGCTGACGCCCCGAAGGCTGACGCCCCGAAGGCTGACGCCCCGAAGGCTGACGCCCCGGCCGCCCCGACCTTGACCATCCCCAAGGTGACGAACGCCAAGGGCTGGGACAGCCTGCTGCGAGACATGGCGGCCTACCTGCTTCAGGCCGCGGCCATCTCGCCGAAGAAACCGACCGCTGCCCAGATGGCCGCGATCCGGGCCTTGGCCCCCAAGGCCGACTGATCGGACGGGGCCCCACAAGGGGCCCCTCCACCCTCCCCTCACTCACAAGGATGACTGCCATGAGTGCCTATGATGCCAACGCCGTTTGCTGGGACAGCCCTGACGGCACGCGCTTCTACCTTGACGCGGCCCACGGCTGGACCACTTACGCGTTTAACGCGACCAAGTTTAACGACCACATCGCGGCCATTCTCTGTAAGGAACTCGATGGTCCGCGACATCCGGAAATCTGGTGGATGAAACCCGTCCCGGTGTGCTCCTACACGAAACCCTTCCCGGTGTGCTTCTACACGCTGGACACCTAGTTCCGAGCTGTCTGACGGGGCCCCGCAAGGGGCCCCTCCACCCTCCCCTCACACACAAGGATGACTGCCATGAAAACCGTTTCCGCCCCGTCGATCCTCGACCCTCTGGCCAGCCTGAGCCCCGCCGCCATCCTGGTCGCGATCGTCCTCGCCGCCCTGGCCTGTTACATCATCGCCGACCGAACCTTCCGGCGCTGACCGCCACCGCCCCCGAGCCGCAAGGCCGGGGGCTTTTCGTGCCCGCCCCCATCCCTTGCGGGACCGTAGTCAGGCCGCCAGGCCGCGCAGCAGACCCTTTCCGACAGGCTCCGGTGGCAGAGGCTGGCAGACCCGTGCACCCCGGAAACGAACAAAACCAGAACAAGTTTGCTACGCCGCGTAGCAAACTTGCTAGTGCGCACTCGCGCAAGCCCTTGAATAGACTTTGCTACGCCGCGTAGCAAACTTGCTAGTGCACACTCGCGCAAGCCCTCGAATAGACTTTGCTACGCCGCGTAGCAAACTCGCTGGACCGAACATGAACCCCGCAACACCTAGCGGAGTTTGTGACATGTGTCACAAACTCGCTGGACCGAACATGAACCCCGCAACACCTAGCGGAGTTTGTGACATGTGTCACAAACT